GCGTTCGACTTCCTCCGGCGTCGTGCTCATATATGTTCTCCTGGGTCGGATGTTTAAGGTTGTTCAATAGGATAGCGTCATACTTGTTTCTTGGCAAATTTTATAGCGTTGAGAACGTCCGAACCTCACCCGCCGCCCAAGCGGGTATCCCCGTGTAGGTTTTCGCGGTAATCCAGTTCACCCCGTCCGGGGAGTATTGAATTTGAAGGGCGGCGGGAGCGCGACCAGCCCGCGCGGTAGTGTCCCCGGCCTGTAGGGCGACCTCCGCGACAGGGTGGGCGGAGGGCAGACTATACCGGAGCCACTGGGGAGGATTCGCGCCGCTAGTGGAGGACCAACCCGTCAACGGGTTCCCGTCGAACGCATACTGCGCTTCGTTTCCGGCGTACTGTACGGACGCGGAAGGGGTCCCGCCGGTGGCGACAGACGGACCCCCGGGGGTTTCCCGCAACTCCATTTCCGCTATCCAGAACCGGAAGCCCGAAGATGCGTGGGACTCGGTGATGTTCACCCTCCAGTGCGGAGCCACCGGCCAAGTCGGTTCTACAAGAACCTCCAGGGAATCGCTGACCACTTCCTCCCCCTGGACCAAGGCGCTCACCGCGTAATAGTACGTCAAGCCCTGAGTGGCGTTTTCGTCGGTCCAGGAAAAAACCCCCGGGGCCAGAGTCTCCAGAGGGGCCGGGAGGTTATCGGGGTCAATCGGGGCGCTGTCCCGATAGACCCTTTGTTCCACTTCTCCGAAGTTCGGATCAGTCCAAAATAATGTAACCTTCATCGTTCACCTCAAAATGTGTATGTCCTGATCTCGCCCGGGTCCCAAGCCGGTTCATCGGTCGCCGTGAACCTCGTCTCCCAGATAGTTCCGTCTGTGGAACTTTGAATTTGGAAGGTCCTTGGAGCCCTTGCGGCACGCCCCGCGTTGTTCCCGGCCTGAATACTGATCTCGGTCAAGGCCGCGGGCGAAGTCAATTCATAGGCTATCCACTGAGGCAACGGCGCGTCTCTGTCGCAGCTCCATCCGGTCGCGGCGGAGCCGTCGAACGCCCGGCCCGGCCCCCAGTCCTCTGGGGTGGAGTAGAACGATGAGGCGTAAGCCGACCCGCCCACAGCCAGGTTCGGGCCGCCCAGCACCCTCATCTGAATCTGAGAAACCCAACAAGCAAAATCGTCCCCGCTCCGGGTATCCTGGATCAGTATCCTCCAGACGATCCGGGCCTGTGACGCGTTCGGGTCGGCGGGGGCTTCCAACTCCTCGCTCACAACCTCCCGGGCGGCGTTGAACGCCCCCACGCGGTAGTAATACGTCAAGCCTTCCGTCACGTCCCCGTCATCGTAGAACGTCACGTCAGGCCCCAGCGTGGCTATCGGGGGCGGTAGGTTCTCCGGGTCCATTGGAGTCAGAGAACGGTACACCCGGTGCCCGGTTTCGGCGGCGTTGTTGTCTTTCCAAACTATCCTGAATCCCATATCAGTTTCCTCAAGGTGTCACGGAGAATCCGGTGATTTCCGGGGGCGTCGGGCTGACGTATTGGGCCTGAAGGGAGGACGGAGGCATCAACGGTCCACGCACGATGAACTGGACGGATTGCCAAGAATCCCAACCGTCCCGGGTGGCCCAAACCTCGACCCTCGCCCAAGGGCTCCCGGGGAAGGCGCTTTCTATCATGGAGCCGTCCACCTGGGCGCTTGTTTCCGTCCCCGCCTTGGGAATCGACCCGACAAAACCGACCTCCTGCTTGTTTTCGTCCAGGGCATACACGTCGATCCGATAGCTCACCCCCGGCTCCAGAGTCACATTCCCGTCACTCCAGGAAGTGAAGGTTGGGACGGTCTCAAGAATCCGATTGCGGTGAGACCAAGTCAGGTTCAGGGGGTAGCTGGGGAAACCATCCTCTTGCGGGTACAGCTCCCCGTTCAGGCGGACGTTGCCCGGGCGGTAGGGGCGAACCGCCCGCGCGTTGATTTCGACGGTGTCAACGGGAGCGGAGCCCAGGGGGAGGGTTCCTTGTCCGGTGACCGTCAGGATGGATACCTGGACCGTGTCGGATTGTACATATTCCGTTTCGTCGTTCTCCGCGTACTCATCCGCGAATATGATCAATTCCCCAGCTTCGTGCTCTACGGGCACAGTGTCCAGTATGGCGCGCTGAACCTGGAGGAGCCCTTGTTGGGAATCCACGGCCACCACGGCCACCATTTCCGTCCCGATGTACGCCCAAGTTCCGGGGTTCACCAAGTCAAGGTCCACGCCATCTTGAATGACGAACACGGTGTCGCCGCGGGATACCGGGGAGGCGAGCGTGGCCCCGGGGCTGAAGTCAATAGATTTGATGTCCTCGAACAGGCCGGAACCCCCGTCAGAGGCCAAGCGAGCGGAAATGGCCGCCGTGTTCGGGCGGACCCCCGAGACCATGACATAACCCATCTCAGGGTTGTTGTCCAGCTCCGCCTGTATGCCCGTTTGTCCGACCCTTTGGACCAATTCATAATAGGGCATTTCCTGAGCGAGCCGGTTCTGAACGGCCACCGGGGGGCCGTCCGGGTCAACCCAGACCGGCGGCTCAGGCTCAAACGCGACCGTCTCCGGCAGCGCGAACACGTCCTGTGTACAAGTGATCTTGATCTTGTTGCTGCGTCCGTTTCCGTAGGCGATCTGGGTGACGCGCATCACCATACCAGCAATCAGGTAGTCCGGCCAAACCAGCTTGAACACGTCCCCCACGCCCAGGTCTTTGGCGATGGTGTCCGTGTAGATCACGCAGCTTACCAGGGGGCTGGACAACGTCCGCAGGTCCCGCTCCGCTACACGGGACGCCAATATGTTGTTCGTGAAGCCCGGGTATTGGAGCGTGGTGTTCACCACCGCGCGCTGGGCCTCCGACAAGGCAATGTCCTGGACCGTCAGGGAGGCGTCGCCCCCGGTGACCGGGTCCCAGTAATTGACCGTCACGGAGTTGACCAGCTCCCCGAAGGACGGGCGGGAGAAGTCCGTCAGGCGCTCGATATTACCCGGGTTCAGCTCCAGGAGGGTTTCTTCATCGTAGTCGTCCCGGATCAACTTCAGCTCGAACTTGCCCGTGCGGCGGTTGACCCGGACCACGGCGTTGATATGCTTCAGGACCTCCTTGATGAACTCCTCAATCTCCGTCTGCTTCGTCCACAGCAGACTCATCCCCATCTGCTCCTGGTGGAGCCGATCCGCCGCGGCGCGGAACGAAACGTCATCCAGGTCGGCCTCCAAGTAGCCCATCCCCCATTCCGTATCCGTCAAGCACTCGCGGATTATGTGGGCGGGGTTCATATCCAACTGAACGAACAGCGCCGACATGACCGCGTTGGCGAGCGGGGCGGGGTCGCCCCCGGGAACGATGGGCACCCCGTCCCGCGGGGTGTTGTCCAGCATACGCGTGTAGGTAGTGTCGGCGAGGTCGATGTTGAAGCAATAGACTTCCGTGGGCGGGAGCCCGTCCCGGATCGCCACCGCGTCCGCCGCGCTGGAGGTCGGGAAGGGTTCCCCGTCTGTCATGAAGAACACGTACCGGGGTTTACTTCCGGTGTTGGCGAAGAAGCCGGGCGCTCCGCCCATGCCTGTGGCGTAGTTCGTCCCTCCCGTAACCGTCCGGGAGTTCACCCAGTCGATGATAGCTTGAACGTCGCTGGTGCCCACGTTGTAGCGGGTGATGCTCGTGGAGGTTTCCCCGAAGGCCACAACCCGTATATCCATCTGGGAGGAGGGACCCACGCCCAGGAAGGCTTCCAGCACTGACGTGATGGCCGTCTTGAGGTTTGCGAGGCGTTCCCCCGCCATAGAGTTCGACACGTCCAGGGCAAAATACAGCGCAGCGCGGTTCACGGTCCCAATGGACGCTTTCGTGGGATACCACTGCGCCTGCCCTCCGCCGCGCTTCAGGATACGCTGGACGCGGAAGGACCAAGGCTTCAGGTACGGGTTCATGCCCAGGTAGCACTGCCGCAGGACCGCGGACACTACGCCGCGGAAGGACGGGACTTGGGCGCCCAGCTTGGCGACCAAGTAATCATTCTTGCCTTGGCCGGTTTCTCCCATGAGGATGTCCACGGGACCCGACACGCCACCTTCGCGGCTTTCCCCGCCGAACAGGTTGGGGTTGTTGATGTTGATCCGACCGCCCTGGTTGAAGCCCGCCCAGGCGGTTCGGTCGTCCACGTCGATCCGCTGGAGCCGGTCCACCGGCCCGTGACAGAGGACCATATGGACGCCCAGATAATACTTGTAACCGACAGTGACCTTTTTACTTGATCCGCCCACGGGCCACCTCCACTACGGCTTGCGCCATTGCGTCCCCCGTCGCCAGGAGGGTTTCCGCGGGGATACCCTCCTGAAGGAACTTCCCATAGTCCAGACCGTGGAGGCGGAACCACTCCCGAACCCCCCGCGAACAGTAATGGAGGGCGCGCATATCCTTCTGGATCACGATCAGTTGCTTGTCGTCCGTCATTTCTTGCCGCCCTTCTTCTTGATGGCGACGGTCCGCAGGTCGCCGTACCAAACCACGTTGGAACTCTTGATATCCCGGGTTCCGAACACCACGGGTATCTCCCGGCCCTCCTCCGCCGTAGGCAGCTGAAGGTCCTCGAAAGCCGCAGGCTTCTGATTCTGGGGCTTGGGCGTCAGGGCGTAGGAAACAACCAACGCCGCCACGAACACCGCTACATACCACCAAACCATGTCTAGCCCTCCTCAGACAATGGAACTTCCGCCAAATGGATTCTTGCCGGGAATCCAGGGGAAGCCGCCATAGTTGTCCAGGTTGTTAAACCTGTTGATACAATGATCCCGCGTCCGGGCGCAGCCCGGGTACAGGCCGACCTGAGTCACCCCGGGCTCGCCGTCCTCCTCCAACCGCTCCAGGCGGCGGGATAGCGTCAGGGTGTCCCCGGAATGGCTCAGGACGTAGCGCGCCGCGCCGTCAGGAGCCCGGACCATTCCGCCCGTGAAGTAGCCCGCCGCGTAGTTCGCGGCGTCCGGCACAACGATAGTCCGATCCACCAACGAAGTATAGACCGCATCCACCCGGAACGATTCTTTGTCCAGGCCGCAGCCGGAGCCGTACAGAGTGTGACGGCAATTGCGCTGGTAGCGGGCGCGAAGGCCCGGGCGGCGCAGCGAGGTGAACACTGATTCGCACTCCAGGCTCATCTCATCGCCGTCCATCTTGTCGGAGGAGACGCGCCCGCGCCAGAACACGGCGACTCCCCCGGGTTCGATCTGGGACACGGTGACGGTCGTGATCGCGTCGCCCACGTACTTCAGGAACTCCTGGGCCAGGTCGCAGTCCCGACCGAACTGGATGGACAAGTCCGCGCGCATGCTGTCGTCGCTGGACTCCGGGGAACTCCGGCCAATCGGAATCGCCTTGTATGTCTCCCCGTTGTAGGTGATGTCCCGATCCGCGCTGGTGAAGGTCCAAACGGACTGCCGGAAAGGGACGATCATGCGGGTTATGGCTTGGGTGAGGCCGGAGGCGTCCCCGTCCACGACCACCGGCACTCCGTCGCCCGGGGTATTGTCTATCTGGGCCGTGTAGGACGTATTCTGGAGGGCGATGTTGATCCCGTAGATGCTCACTGCGGTGCCCTGCTGGTGATTCCGCGGCCCCGTCGAAGCGTTGATCATTTCCCCGCAACTCGACAAAGCGGCAGTCAGCGAGGACAACGGCTCAGGTTCTCCGTCCGTGATGAAGAAAAGAAGATTTTGGGCCGGTCGGTCCTTCGGAAAGAAGGTGAGACCGGGGCGAAGGCCTGCCTCAAAATCGGTGCCCGCCCAAATAACGGTTCGGGCGTCCACCCAATCCTTCAAGTCCTGGATGTCCTCCGGCCCAATAGCGTTTCGGGTAATCGTCTGGGACGAACCGGACCAAGCGCAGAGTCGCAAATTTATCGGGTAGCTGACGGACTCCGACAAGGACCCGATTGAATCCAGGGTGTCCCGCAGGGCCTGCTTGGCTACGTCCAGGCGGGTGATCGTTTCTTCAGGGTCCACCCACTCGTCCATTGATCCGCTAATGTCGAAGGACAGCATGATGTTGGCCTCCGACAGGATGCCCTGCGTGAATCGGAACAGTTCCGGGACTTCTTCGATCATGCTCTCAACTCCAGTATATTCATTTCACAAGTACATACAGCGCCTCCGCGGTGTTCCAGGTCCACCCGGTCCGTGTCCAGTCGCTTCAACCCCAAAAAGGATACCCGCAAAACGCCCCCGGAGTCAACAGAAGGCAGCGGCGTGTCCAGCTCCGCAGTGACGATAGACCCCGTGAGGATCGGTTCGACCAGCTTGCGGGCGTACCAGGTCCCGTCCGCGGCCTGTATGGCGATATGTTCCGGGCGGGCGGCCATCGCCATGAAGCCGTTATCACGGAACATCACGTGGGTCGTGATCGGTCCGATCATATCCAGCCACAGGTCCGGCTCGCCGGAGGGAATCCAGAACGGACGAAGGCGACCGGCGCGGCGGTGGAGCCAGCGGCGGAAGGCCCAAAGCTCCGCCGCGCCGCGGAGGATGACGCGCAGGGGTCGAACCGACTTGGGCCGAAGCCATCGGTGGAATTGCCCAACAAGGCCCGCGTCATAGTCCAGCAGCTCGATGTGGCTGTTGGTCTTTTCGTTGGTCGCCATCCCACTCATCAAGTTGTCCCAGGTCACCAGGTCGAAGCCCTCATAGGTGACGATGCCGGACGGGTCCGGGAGCCGGACGTTGTCCACCACGTCGAAGGCCATGTCCAAGTCGGAGCGGTAGCCGTTCAGGCTTCGTTCCGGCGTCGCGCCCAGGCGAGCGATCCGCAGCGGGGCCACCCACGCATAGCGCATCGTCAGGCCGACCTGCTCCGTGATCTCAATCTGGGTCGGCGTAAGGCTCAGAATCTGGCGCACCCGCCATTTCTCCGGGTCCTCCCATAGGATGACCCAGCCCCCGACCCGAAAGTCACGGGAAGTGGTGTCTGCGGCAATCGTAGTGGCTCCGAAGGAAACCGCGCCGACCCGCTGAAGCTCCGCCCACACGGGAACGCCCCAGTGATCGGCGTTTCGGGCACCGTATATGAGGTGTTGGGCGAGGGGCTGGAACTCCGGCTGGACCGGGCACGCCAACTCGAAGGACTGGCGCGGAGCGTGTCGAATCTCCTGCCGGAACTCACTGCCGTCCCAGGAGGTGATCAGGTCCGTTTTCCAGGCCAGCGTTTCCTTCATCGGGGCCTCCGGTTGGAACGGGAGGACCGCCACGGGGCCGATGCCTTCGAGGTCAATCATCATGTCGTCACCGTAGTCCAATGGAGTTGCGGTTGCGGCGGATCACGTTCACCAGCACGCGCTCGCCCTCCGGGGTGGTCAGGTAGTCCTGGAGCAGGGCCGGGTCCAGCACGTTGATCACGTTCGTCGCACCGGCCTCGCCCCCGCCGTTGCCGCGGCGGGCGGCTTCGCGCTCGCGGTCGCGCTCCTGCTGAGGCGTGCTGATGCTCACCTTCTCACCCGGGGTCGCGCGGAAGGCGACCAGCTGCGAGTCCGTGCCGCCGGTCCCCCCGACCTCGAAGTTGCCGCCGAAGGCGTAGCCGTTCGTGTTCGCCGCGAGAATCTGTGCGACGTTGGCCGCTGCGGCCACGCCTACTGCTGCCGCGAGGGCGTAGTTGGCCGGAGGCGGAGCGGAGGCCAGGGCCTTCTGTACCGCCAGCACGCCGTCAATCGTCGCCTGGGTCACCGCCGCGGCCTTGCCGATGGCGGCCAATTCGCGGTTCTCCGACCGGGCGAGCACGGACAAGTTGCCGAAGAACGCCTGAGCCGTCGCCAACCGTTGAGCGTTCGTCTCCGCCTGAGCGCGGGCCTTCAGTTGTTGGGCGGTCTGCTCGCTGATCAGATCGGCTTGTCGCAGTTCGTCAATCCGCGCGTACATCTGCTCAGTCGCAGTGATCTGGGCTTGTTGAGCCTCAATCGTCCCCGCCAACAGGTCGCTGTTCTGCTGTACCAGGAAGGCGTTGGCCTGCTCCCGGGTGATCGCCCCGGAAGCGGTGAGCTCATTGATTGCCTGTAGCTGGGCGGTGAAGTCGCGCTGCTGGCCGATGATCGCGTCATAGACCGACTGGCGAGCCTGAGCCGCCCTGGTCTCCTCCTGGATGAGACGAAGGCGCTCACGCAGCTGCTCCAGCTCCTCCGCCCCCAGGATGACGCCTTGATTCATGAGGTCCAGCTCAATAGCCTTCAGCTGGGTCTCAATCTCCCGGGCGTCCGACAGCATGCCCAACAAGCGGCGTTCTTCGTCCAACTCGCGGTTCACGGCTCCCATCGGGTCCAGGGCGTCGCGGAGTTGCGCGGTCATGAGGCCCAAAACCTCCGCGCGGCGCTCCGCGGTGATCAATCCGGCGGCCACGGCGCGGTTCAGCAGCTTCTCGCCTTCGGCGTACTCCTGTTGCGCGGCCCACACCTTGTCGTAGGACCCGATGAGCGCGTCCAGGGCGTCCTTCAACTTCTGGGCCTCCTTCGCCGCGTTCGGGTCCACTACGTTCCGCGGCGAACCGGAGCCGGTCAAGTCCACCTCGCCGGTCTGCTGATTGCGCAGGCGCTCCGCGCCGATCTCCTGGGCGCGCTTGATCCGATCCTCCAGGAAGTCCTGGGCGAAGGTCGTGGACTCGAAGCCGTCCATGAAGGCTTTGCCCACGTTCTTGCCCAGCTCCGCCGCGGCCCCCGCGTTCTCGTTGGTCAACTTGAAGTCAACCGCCGCAATCTGGCCCAGGCCAACGAACTCCGTGACGGTGCTGAGCAAGCGCCCGGCCCCATTCACAAAGTCGCCAATCTTGCCCAGGAGGACGTTCAGCGCCCGGGTCATCAGGTCGCCCAGGACCGCCGGGAGGGACTTGAACAGCTCGATCACGGCCATGATCGCTCCGCGCCAGGCCCCGTAGTAACTGTCAACGGCCTTGGCCACGAAGCGAAGGATGCCGACCAGGCTGATATCGACCTCACCCACCCAGTCCTTGATCAAGTCCACCAGCGGACCGAAGGTGTCCTTGGCCCACTGCCAGATCGCGCCGAACACGGCCCCGACCGTCTCCCCGAAGGCGCGCATGAGGTCGCCCAGGGTCGTCACTTCGTCCGACCCCAGCTTGATCTGATCGCGGAACAAGGTCAAGGCGGTTATGACGGAGGTGAGGACCACCAACAGGAAGCCAATGGGGTTGGCTGCGATAGCCGCGTTCAAAGCCAGCACGGCCTTCGTGGCCATATTGATCGCGGAGGACGTGCCGCCGATCAGGGCGAGGCCCGCGGCGGCGGATATAGCCAGCTTCGCAATCGTGTCCAGGTTGTTCGCCATGAACATCAGCGCCTTGGACAGGGCCGCGCTCACGCCGGTGGCTTGGTCGAAGCCGCCGACAAGGTCGATCAGGTTGTTGCGCAGAATCTGGAAGGACTGGCTCACGGTCGGGACCGACTTGCCGAACCGCTCCTCAAGTTCCTCGCGGGCGTTCTTGAAGGCGTTCAGCACGATGTCGGCGGTGATCTTGCCGTCCGCGCCCAAGGCCCGGAGTTGGCCCCGGGTCACGCCAAGCTCCTTGGCGATAACGTCCGCCACGATGGGCGTTTGCTCCAGAACGCTGTTCAGCTCCTCGCCCCGGAGCGCGCCCGCGGCGAGGCCCTGGGACAGCTGGATCATCGCCGCCTGGGCTTCCGTAGCGGAGGCCCCGGACAAGGCCACCGCCTGGTTGAGGGACCGGGTGAAGTCGATCAGCTCCTGCGAGGACACGCCCAGGTCCTTGGCCGCTCCGGCGGTTCGGGCGTACAGCTCAATGGTCCCCTCGAACGATTGGCGGGTGCTGTTCGCAACGCCCAGCAGCTCGCGGTAAACCGCCGTGAGGTTCTGGGCCTCCAGGCCCGTCGCTCGCAGTCGGTTCGTCAGGTTCGTGTAGGTGTCCATCAAGCCCAGAAGCTCCCGGGTGGACACGTAGGCGGCGAGCCCCTTCAGGGCGTTCTTGAGGAAGTCCACCCCGCCCGCAGACTTGCGCGCGCTGCCGCCGATGTCCTCCAGATTGCGCTTAACAACCCGGGAACCTCGCTCAGTGATGACTATGTCAATGCGTTCTTCAGCCATCTTCAACCTCCCGGATCGCCGTCAACTATGCGACCAAAATACACAACCTGAAGCGCCTCCATGACCCCCTGCTCCACGAAGTTCGCGGGCGCTTGGGAGGACCAACCGTCATTCAGGCGCTGGATGTAGGGCAGGTTGTTGGTGATGTGAATCTCCTGGCCGCCCTTGTAGTTCTTGATCACGGCTTCGGCCTGATCCAGGGCGGCTTGAGTGTTGGCGGCCTCCGTATCGCCCAAGGACCCGGGCACGTAGGCGTCAATGATCGTATCGGGCGCGGAGCCAATCTGGGCGATCCAGTTGGATCGGGCTCGCCCGGTATCGACCGGGGTGCCCATGACCACGGCTTGGTCCGCGGCCAGGGCAACTCGACGGGTGAGCGCGTCCGCACCCTCCGCGACCTTCTGGCCGCGGAGGGCGATGCGTCTGCTGAACTCACTTAGACTTGGCACGATTCCGGCTCCACTCAAGGTATTTCTGATCAAGCCGCTGGACGAACCAAACGAAGTCATCCAACTGCTCGCCTTCGATACCGTGGATCATTCCGTACTCCAGAATGCTCAGCATCGGTATCGGCCCGAGGGTCATGCCGGTTTGTCTACATGACGTCAGGTCCAGGAAGCCGGTGTAAAACAGTTCAAGACCAAGGTTCAATTCCGGGGCGTTCTGTATGGAGTTCGGCAAGGGCATGCCGAACTTCATACACTGCTCAATTATCTTCCGTTCTACTGGTCCTTGCTCGAACCCGTAGCGGAGGACTTCCCAGAGTTTCCCAAGTCTTGCTCCGCCACCTCCTCGCGGAACAACGCCACGCTGCTGGCCTGCTCGCGGAGGTCCGCAAACAAGTCCGGCAGGTCCTCGAACAACTTCAGGACGTTGTCACGATTGAAGGGCAGGTCCTTGCCGTCCGCCCCCTTCACGTTCTCCCATCCCAGCACCACGGTATCCGCGAACACGTCCTTGTACAGACGGTCGGCGGTCGCGTTGTCCAGCATGCCGGACTGGATGGCCTTGCGATAGGGCCGCGTGGCCTTTTCCAGCTGCTTGCTGAATGCTTTGTTACTGCCTCCGGCGCGAGCGATCTTGATGCGAATGGGCTTGCCGTCATCGTCGGTGCCGTATTCGATGAAGATGCCGTCCGTTTCCAGGTTCTGGTCGGTTTTGAACAGTTTGTACAGGCTCATTCTCGTTTTCTCCATTAGGGGTTGAGCGGGGAGGTCCGAAGCCCTCCCCGGGTGTCTTGATTATACGTCCGCCGCGTTCGGAAGGTAGGGGAATTCATTGAATAGCAAGGTATGACCCGTGCCGCCCTCCGCCGCGTCCATGGACAAGGGCAGCGTGATCGGCTGATCTTGTTCCACGTTCAGGCGTCCCTCGCCCAAGGCGATCAGGGGAACGTCCCAGACCATACCCGCGTTGTTCTTCACCAGGGCGAAGTCCAGCGTCACGTCCGCGTTGTTGCGCACGGCCTGGACCGCGGCGATGTCTGCGAAGTAAGCCGTGACGTTGCCGCCGACCTGGAACGTGCCCGCGCTCACGTCGAACGCGCCCAGAACCGCGATGGCCTTGTTGGGCTGGACGTTGTTGTTGATCGTCAGCGTCAGCTCCGTCAGGAAGGCGAACAGCGGGTTGGGGTTCGGATTCCCGGCGCTGATGACGTGCATCTTGATCCGGGAGAAGTCCGAACTGGTGTTGAACGCGGGGGACTCGATCAGGTCCGGGCGGGCTCCGGCCTTCGGACCCTCAATGCCCGGGCGCTGTTCGTTGTCCGTGGCGATGAAGCTCAGGTCCACCGTGACCTTGTCGGCCTGACGGACCTGGAGGCTCAGTTCACTGGCCACCGCGCCCACCAGGTACTCCGACATGGTGCCGTCCGCATCCTCGCCCAGGGTGCGCTCCAGCTGGTAGCTGCGGCGCTTGATCAGGTTCGCCTGGCGTTCGTTCTTCAGGACGTTGCCGAAGAACAAGCGGATGGTCTTGGAAGCGCCGGTCTCAGTGGCCATCGTCGCGCCGGTCTTGTCGAACTCGATGAAGTCCGCGCCGACCTGACGGACCCGGGCGAAGCCGTTGTTGCCCGCCGTGGTGAAGCGGGTCGCCGCGGCGTCGCCGCCGATGAACACCCACTCGCCGGGGACCAGGCCGAAGGTCGTGAAGTCCAACGTGCCGCTCGCGCGGACCAGGCGGGGGTAGGACCCGGAGACGTTGATGTTGACCACGCCGGAGGCGAACTGATAGCCCACGGTCTGGAGTTTGGCCGCCGCGGTCGGGGTTTCGTCCACCAGGGTTTCATTCACGGTCACGGCGGTCGCCGTCGAACCCGTCACCTGCTTCAGGCCGTTGTTCGCGGCCTGGTCGAAGCCGGAGGCGAAGATCAGGGAGCCCGTGCCGAAGATCGCCAGACCCGCGGCGGCTTCATATTCGCTGTCCGCCGCCACCACTCCGGTGAGGGGAACCGCCGCGCCGTTGGTCGGGGCCGTGGTCGCCTTCTCGCGGATGTCCGCGAAGAAGAAGCCCTGGAGCAGGCGGGTCAGGCCGTTCTGCGTCAGGTCCTGACCGAAGCCGCCGGAGGCGTCCAGGTCGGTGATCACGCCCTTTTTGCGCTGGCGCGAGGGGTTGATGGGGTTCCGGGCGATGGTGGTCACCTGACCGCCAAAGTCGTTGTAGCCGTTGGGCTCCAACGGATGCCAGACGGGCGCCAGCGGCAGCTCCTTCAGGCACTCCTCCTCCGCGTAGCGAAGGCCGGTGACGTTGGAATCAATCTTTTGGGAAGTGCAAGCCATTTTGGGGCCTCCTGTAATTCAATCGGGTCACGGGTGGGCGTCAGCGTCGCTCGTCATATTGGAACTCCACCAGCACGTTCATCTGGTACCATCCCGCCGGGTCCAGTCCAATCTCCTGAATCCGGGCGTTTCGGAACCAAATGCCACTAGCCGTGCCGCGGCCCTCGTATGCATTACGCGCGATTGTAGCTAACTTTTCAGCAAGAGACAAGCCACCGCCGTCGATTGTGGGGGTGAAAACCTGAACCGTAACCAAGCCAGTGCGCGTGAATCGGCGGCTTCCCGCAGGGGCGAGGGTATGGACAGGGGTGTTCGAGTGGCGGACCGTAACCCGCGCCCAAGGGGCTCCGACCGGCGGAGGGGTCTGGGCGTCAACGCCTTGCCATTCGACCCGCGGCACCGCGCCGCCGTTGACGGCGGGCGTCTCCGCGTCCCAGCTTGCCTTGAACAGGCCCAGGATTTCATCGCGTGCGGTGTCGAAGGTCGGAAGGCTCATTGGCGCACCTGTATCTCATACATAATCTGTTGACCGTTCGGGGCCAGGGGCTTGACGTTGACAATCTTCCACGTCTCCGTTCCCCGGAGAATCACCCCCTCAACTTCCGGGGCGACCGTGAGGCCGTCCGCGGGCATATACACAAGCTGGTCGCCCATACGGACCAGCTCGCCGTCGATGTACTTCTGTTCATAGTCCAGGAACACGGCCTCAATCGGCTGATCCTGCGGGACGTTCGGGCCGGGCTTCCAAGGCTTGTCCGGGTCCGGGGCCGGAGTCCCGGAGAAGCCGCGAAGCGTGACCACCTGACCGTTCTTCTTGATCAGGCGCTTGGCGAGGGCGATGGCGTTGTCAAAGCGAGCCATATCACGCCCTCACCACGTTGCCGCCGGATATGACCAGGCAGGCGCGCACCAGCTTCGAGTCCGCCGCCGGGTACTTGGGCATGACGAACACGGCCCCGCCCACGTAGGTGACGGACTCACTGATGGGTCCGACCGTCTCCGACTTCGACAGGACCGGAGCCCCGGACGGGTCACGGATCGGGTCCGGGAGCAGGTCCGCGGCGAGGGCGCGCAGGGCGTACTCCGCCGTGGCGTCCTTCACCTCGCGGGGAATCCCCGTCACGTACCGGCGCGAGCAGTCCCAGGCGTCCGACCGGGGCCAGGCCGTGGTCTGGCGGCGTCCATAAAGGGGCTTGCCCACGAAGCGGAAGCGCCCATCCAGGTAGTCGGTGGCCCGGACGATGCCCGTTTCAATCTGTTGATCCGTCTGTCCGGCGTAGCTGTTGCCCCGGGCGTCGTGGTAGTCCTTGAACTCCTGAACGCTGATGTAGGCGTTTGCCCCGGGGACGGTTCCTTGGTCATTCTGAACGATCAGGGCCATGTTGCCTCCCAGAAGGGTTCATATTTGGACCGGCGGAGGTTGATCACGTTGCTCACGTGGCTGCGGTTGATGTCGAACCAGGACCGCCCGCCGTACCCGGGTTGAGGGGTCCGGGACTTCAGGCTGGTGTTCTCGACATGACCGAACCAGCGGGCCGGATCGCATCCGCGGGTGTTGGAGCAAAGGCGGCGGTCCTGGAGGACGGAGCCCAAGCCCCCGTTGTAGCTGGCGAGGACGAAGGCCCACTGATCCGTGACCGTCGCTCCCGGGGCGGCGGCGACCCGTCGCCACAGGTCCAGGTTCATTTCCACCACCGCGGTGAGTTGGTAGCCCGGGTCATAGCGGTTCGCCCAAGACCAGGCGCGCAGCGAGTCGTGGGCGGCGCGCAGCTCCTCGAACTTGTTGAACCGGACCGTGCCGTTGGCGTTGTAGGCGACCGTGATCTGCCCGAAGCCGAAGCCGTATTCACGCGAGGTCCGAAGCTCCGCGCGCGGGTTCCAGCACCGCGAGTGGGTGAGGCTGATACACGATTCCTGTTCCACCAGACCCGCGAGGGTCCAGGGCTCCGGCGCGGCGGGCCAAACGGCGCGCTGCTTTTCGACCAGCACGGGCGCGTACACCTCCGCCCCGGACGGGACGAAGGTGCGAACGTCCTGGGCGAGGGCCGGACTCAGGGAGCCCAGGGCCCAGGCGCAGAGGGCGAGGAGGAGGTGGATCAGGCTTTTGCCCATAGCACCAACCCCAGGAAGATCGCGCAGACCACCAGGGCGACCGCGAGCACGATCAGCGCCGCCGCCGTCCGACCCTCGCGGGGGCCTTCCCGCGCCTCGCGTAGCCACGCGGACAGGTCCACCTGGGGGAATACCACACGGGTGATAATAACGGTGATTCCTGCCAGCGCGAAGCCAAAGGCTGTCCATTGAATGAGAGTCACGACCATGGCCACGTCGATGAGGAGCAGCGGAACCAGGCTCACCAGGACCAGAACCCAGGCCGTGAGGTCCAGGAACGGGGCGAGGCGCTTGGCCAGGCGGCTGCGGAAACGGTTGATGAGGTCTTTCACTGTGGATTCTCCGTGGTGTTACAAGTCTGTACTGCGGACCGCGCCCAAGCCTGAAGGGCCGTCAGTCTCCTGATGGCCCGGTCGCCGTCTCCGGCGATTCCCCAGAGAGCCGCAGCAGTCTCTGGCGCAAGTTCGGCACTTCCGGCTCCATCAGCTCCGCCGGGGGCGGGCTCAGGCGAACCGGCTGAGGCAGCACGACAAGAGGTGACTTGGAGGCGCAGCCGCTGATTGCCAGAGCGAAGATCAGCAATGGTGCGCTGATCCCGCGCGGCGGCGTCCGCTTGCTGCTGGGCGAACTCCGCCCGGAGGTCGGCGACGCGCTGTTCATGGGCCTTCTCCTGTTCACGGTTCCTGTCGTTGGCTTCCGCCAGGAGGCGTTCCTGCTCGCGCTCGCGCTCGCGGACCTCCTCCTTGTAGGCGTCCATCGCCTCCGCGGCCTTCTCCGTCGCCTTGGTGCCGCCGTAGCCGTAGCCCAGGCCGAAGCCCGCGGACACCAGAAGGATCGCCGCGACGCCCAAGGCGGCGGCGACCTTCAGCTTGGAGGGGACCGCGAAGCCGATCACCTCACACCCCGCCCTTGTCCGCGCCCTTGATCGGGGCGGTCGGGCCGGAGGGCCGCGGCTCGCGGGTCGCTCCGTGGGCGATGTTCTTGTTGCCGGGACCGTTGCGGACGCCGGAGCGAGTGGATGCGACCATCTTGTTGGCGCACTTGATCAGGGTTCCAGACTTGGCCATGATGTTTCTCCTGTTTCAGAGGTTCGGGGCGACAATCACTTGCCGCCCTTCGCCTGCTCGCGGTTGAAACCCGGCGCGACCGCTTCCACGTCCGCGCGGGTGATGTCCGTGGCGCCATACAGCTTCTCCACGGCGCTCATTGCGGGCTTCCCGTCCTTGGTCCAGGCGGAATCATCCGCCGGGTCCAGGCTCAGGACCGCCCGCTGTAGCTTCGCGTTGACTTCAGCCACGGGCTCCTTCACGCCTTCCGGCTGTCCGTCCCCGCTGGGAACCGACCCGGAACCCCCGGACGGGTTTTCAGCTGCTCCGGTCCCTTGGTCCGGGCCTTGCTGACCGGCTTCAGCCCCTTCCCCGTTGGGCTGTACTCCGCTTGATAGCGGCGGTTCGCCGTTGGGCTGGGGATGCTGCGGAAGATCACGCTGGCCATTGGAAACCTCCTTCAGGGCCGGGTGTCCTTCCGGGTAGGCCCAACCGTTGCGCTCCAAGAAGCGCGCGTGAAGGGCCTGATCCTCGACCGGCGCAACGATACTCAGGCAACCCTCCCGGAACGGGTAGGGGAGGGTGCCCAGGTTGATCGTTTTGCCGGCCAGGGGACCGGCGAGGACGTAGTTGACTTGGATGCTACTCATGTACAATTCTCCGCGTTCTGGGTTATTCCGGCGTGAACTCCGCGGTCACCGCGTTCGCGGCCACCGTGAGGGTGACGGTTCCGCCGGTGACGGCGAGGGTCTGGCCATTGGTCACGACACCGGCGGTAGCCGGGAGCCGAACGCCGGACAGGGCACCTGCGGCAACGGCGGCTGTAGCCGAAGCCAGCGAAGTCGAACCGGACGCCGGGAGGACCGGAACGGCAGCGCTGTTCGCCACACCGGCGATGGTCGCCGGGAGACGGGCGCTGGTAACGGCGCGACCGGACACGGCCAGAGTTCCGTTGCCGATGGCGGCACCGGCGCTGTTCTGTACCGGAACGGTCCCGGCGTTCTCCACTACAGCGACGGTCGCCGCGGTTTCCAGGCCCGTGATCGCGTTGTCCGCGACGGTCGGGGTCAGGGTCCGTTCGGTGCCGTTCACGTCCGTGGTGATCGCCTGGCCGTCCGCGACGATGGCCGAAGTGGCCGGCAGATCGCCGCCGCCTTCGTCCGGGTCGCCTTCCAGGGTCGCGGGCGTCTCCGGGTTGACGTTCAACCACAGAATGCCGTCCAGGAGGTCCAAGGAGTCATTGGACATGAAGCCGCCCAGGGCTCCGGCCCAGGCGGGCGCGTTGATCGGGTCGGCTGCGGCGGCGAGTCCGCGGGCGACGCCCAGGGCGTCCTCCGGCGCGGTTTCGTCGGGCAGCTTCAGCACCACGGCGCGGCGGTCGTTGACCACTTGGACGGCACCGGCGCTTTGTGAAAGTGCGAGCATGTAAAGCATAGCTGTTCTCCAGATAAGCAAAAGGGGCGGGACGGTGAGGACCATCCCGCCCCTTTGCGTGGGCTTCGGGGCGGAATGACCCCAGCGATCAGTTGGTGATGCCGGGAGCCGCCGCCAGGCCCTTCTCGCTGAACAGCGCCAGGCCGCAGTACCACTTCACGCGCCAGATGTGTTCGTCGGCGTCCTCCGACTCGCCCACGTCCACCACCTGGATACCCGCGGCGGTCGTGGCGGTCAGGCCCGCGATACCGTGGGTGCGGGAGCCGTCATCCAACGTACCTGCGAAGATCGTGGTGGCGGTGGAGACGTTGCCCTGGGTCTGGTTGGTGGGGATGTAGTCGTTGCGGAAGATCGGCACGCCGCTGTAGGCCGGGACTTCTGCGCCGCTGGGCAGCTCGACAACCTCGTTGATGGACGCACCACCCAGGTTGCGCAGCAGGGCCTTGTAGGACCGCAGCGTGCGAGCGTGCATGGTGATGTAGTCCACCTGGCCGTCCTTGTCCACGACACGGTCCATCAGTTCGTCCAGAATCTCGAAGCTGAGGGCCTGGCCGTTGGTCTGAGGGGTCAGGGTCTGGCCCGAGGCGACCAGCTGGAGCAAGCCAGCGAACTCGTTGTTGGTGCCCGTACCGTTGATCAGCTGATTCTGGTACTGGCGACCGGCGGACTTGGCCTTGGACGCGATCTGGACAGCGGTCTGGTCGTTGCCGTCGCCGGAGCGAGTGGCTTGGATCAGGCCGTTGACTTCGGCGTCACCCATGATGGTGGTCAGGTTGCTGTTCACCCGGGTGAAGGTCGCCGGGTTCTTACCCGCGCCTGCGGCGCTGAAGGTCGTGCCCACGCCAGCGTTGATCACGTCGCCCAGGACGTTCTCGCGGTTGTACGCCAGGCTGTTACCTTCGATGCCGTCAAACGGCAGCACGTCGAAGAAGCGGTTGACGGTGATGATGTTCTCGATGACGCCGGCAACCAGTTCGTCCTGGGCCAGCTTTGCGCTTTCGGCAAGAGTAACGGAAGACATGTTTGTCCCTCCTGATGGGGTAGTTGATAACGGTTGAAGCCGTGCCGGATCACCCGGAGCCGTCGCGGGCCTCCGCCGGAATCACTCCTGCCGGGCCAATCGCGTGTTTGGCTTTCACCAAAACGTGTTCGGAGTATAAACCCAAACTATGAAAAACGGAAGCCCCGGACTTGCCGGGGCTTCTTGTACATCAACGGCGGTGGGCTTTCGCCAGGCCTGCCGCGATCTTCTCAGTGGATGTCAGAGTCTTGCCCTGTGGGCGAGGCGGCTGACGCCCGCCCCCGGGAGGCATACCGCCGCCCGCCGGGGCTTCGGACTCGAACAGGCGGCCATACTTCTCGTTGGCCTTCATTTCCGCGACCAGTTCCTTGATGGTCATCGGCTGTCCGGTCACGCCGGAGTAGCGTTGGTCACCCTGGGCGTCCACGACGAACACCTTGAACTCACCATCCTGCTCGACCACCTTCACCTGATTCTTGATGAAGGGCAGCAGGAGTTCGGGCACGCCCTTGAGTTCGGCGACCGCCGCGGTGGCCGCGTTCTCGACCAGGAGGCCATACAGCTGATTCTGGAGGGCTTCGGCGCGGGCTCCGGCCTTCTTCAGGTCCTTGGCGTGGGCGTCGGCCAGCTCCTGGCGAACCTTGTCCAGGTTCAGCTTCGCTTCGCCGCCCTTGGCCAGTTCGTCCTGGAGTTCCTTCAGCTTGTTGCTGATGTTGGTCTTGATTTCCTCCGGCGTCGCGCCGAAGTCCGCCAGGGGAGTCAGGTCAACGGAGGTCTTGGCCTTCGCTTCGGCACGCGCGGCCTTCAGCGACTTGTTCAGGCCAGTGACGGCCTCCACGATGCCCTTGTGGGTTTCGTCAACGATGAACTTGCCATCGTCGCCCTGCTTGTAGATGCCCCGGAATTGTTCCGGCACCTTGTCGATGGAATCGACCGGAGTGAATTCAAAATCCATAGATATGTCCTCATGTATGGTGGATCACCCACCGAAGTGCGTCACGCAAGACGAAGAATAATGTCAGAATGCTTCCGGGTCAAGTCCCGCCTTGACGAAGGCTTCCGGCTTCGTCGCCGCGAGTTGGTCCAAAGTGAGCTCATTGCCTGCCCGATCCACGAACTGATCGACCGTCAGGCCCCCGTCCCGAAACAGCTTGCCCTTGGTCCGGCCCAAGACATCGTCCTGGAAGGAGGCGGGCTGGCGCTTCAAGAAGTCCTGGTAAGTGGTCGCGGCGGGAACCCGGCCCACGTTCCGGTCCGACCACTCCCGGCGAATGTCCTGGATGGACTTCCCGGTGCGCTTCGCCTCCGCCCTGAAGTCAATCTCACGGCGGCGACGGTTCCGGGTGTCCACGACGAAGGGGCGATTGCCCAGGAGGCCCACGCCGTCGATGTACCCGACCATCACCGACCGACAATTGATGTGAGCCGGGGGCTTCGCCTCCGCCGGGACCAGCGCCGGGATACCTTCGGGCAGGGGATGGTCGCCGACCGGCGCGGCGTGACCGTCCCGCGCGCGGCAGACCGCACTGGTGCGACCGTCCAGGGTCGAAACCCAGATGCGGGCCGTGATCACGTCGCTGTTGGCCTCCCAGACATAGTTCCGGGCCGTGTTCGAGACGTGATTCACCGCGGTGCGCACGATTGCTTGGGCGTCCCGCCGGGTCACGGCCAGGATTCCGTCCGCGTAGGCGTTCGCCCGGGTCCCGACCACGCGCCGCACGATGGTCTCCGTGGGCTCGCCCTGGGCCATACCCAACTGAAGGGCCTGCGTCAATCGCGCCCGGTCGGTCTGCTCCAGGGTCTGGAACCACTGCCCAAGCAGACGGCCCTGGAACGGGCGGGAGGACACGATGGCGCGCAGCTGATCGGCGGCGACCGCCGCGAAGTTGATCTCAATCGGCACGGAAGCCTGGAGGATCGCCTGCTCACGCGCCCCTTCGAGCACGGAGAAGCGGCCCAGCTCCTCGCGGGTCAGGTCCTTGTACTGCTGAAGGGCCACCGCCCGGGCTCCGCGCACGTCATCCAGCAGCGCCTTCCACCGCTCGCCGGTGAAGTCCAGGTCCCGGCCCTCGAACCGGGCCAGGCGCGCACGCAGCTTCTCCGTCAGGTCGCGGTCCGCCTCCTCCAGGAGCCGGGCGACCCGCCGGGCGAGCCCCGCGCTGTACCGGCGAATGCCGATCTGGTGGCGCAGGACCGCATCGCGGTATTCTTCATTCCAGGTCGGCATCAGCTTCGCCCATCCCGAAGTAGATCAGCTTGCCCACGAAGATCGCCGCGGGGATGCTGACCATCAGCCAAAGGCCCAACAGAACCCATACGCTCATTGATCACCTCCATCAGAAGGACCGCCGGACGGCGGGTTGTTGCCCGGGGGCTGATCATCCCGTTGGGACGGGTCCAGGTCCAGACCGGCGCGCGCCATGGCGTCGCTGATCTCCTCCTGGAGCACTTCCCAGTCCTCATCCATGTCGAAGTCCTCCGGGAGGATACCGCGGAGGATGAGGGCGTTCAGGTACGCCTTGCGGCTGATGTCGCGCTTGTCGCGGGCGACCTGAAGAGCCTGGAGGCCGGAGGCGTCCTGCTCGTCAATGTCGTACTCCTTGACCAGCTCCACGGTCCCGCCGCCTTCGGCAATGCGCATCCACTCCGCGGTGATGTCCAGGGCCTGGGCCACGGCGTCCTCGAACGCGACGGCCATGGCCTGAAGGTCGCTGGTCGCCTCCGCGCTGTCCAGGGCGCGGGCCGTGGCGGTCTGGTCCCCGGGCTTCTTCTTCAGGAACTCCGCCCCGTAGCCCGCCATTTGATGTTCCAGGTCCTGGAGGTCCTGGCGACCGGCGCTGATGGCCGCGCCGCCGTGTTCCACGTAGTAGAACCGGCCTTGCGGGTCGGAGTTGTACAGAATCTTGTTGGGGCCGATCACCACCGGGTCGCTGTCCTCGCCCGTCGCGCCCGAACACGCCAGGAGCGGGAAGCGGGTGACGGTGAGGATGTGGCGTTGGTCGGAGGTCGATTGCCAATGGGAGACGTTGAGCCACGCGAGGTCCAACAGCGGGGGCTTGGCGAGCATCAGGCCCTGCTTCTTGGCGGCGTAGAACGTCACCAAGGGGACATAGTCCAGGCCGGTCCCCCACTCATCGACCAGCGCCCATTCCTCCTTGGACTTGCCCGACCGCTTCCGGGGCTCCCAAAGCTGGACCAGGCCCGGCTCCAGGACGCGGATGCGAACCTTGGTCACCTCCGCGAAGCCGTCCTGCTCCGTGTAGTGTTCCAGGATGCGGACGTGCTGAAGGACCTCCGCCCCGTTGATGACCTCCGCGCGGGCGAACAGCAGGCACTCCGGCTTGATCAGGACCCAGTACGGGCGCAGGCCCTCCGCCCGATCATCCGCCAGGGTCCGGGGTTGTCCGTCCTCCCGCGGGGCCGGGCGGGGGAAGTCGATCAGGACGTGGGCGAACGCCTTGGCCATGCCCTCCCGGAACCAAGCCCGGGCGAACACGTCCAGGTTGTTGCCCTGAAGGTCCACGTCCGGCAGGACGTTCTCCAGGATCGCCGCCGGGACATCGTCATTCAGCTTGACGGGCTCCGTGAAGGGCTTGCCCGACAGCGTGTCCAGGGTCTGCTCGACCATGTTGAGAAGGACCGCGGCCTGGAGCCGGGCGTCATAGCCGTCCTGCGTCTCCGCTTCGTGCTTGGGCAGGTACAGCTCGCCCGCCTCGCGCATGGCCTCCGTTCCGCCCAGCAGCGTCTCGATGACGTTCCAGCGGGGAGCCATCGTGTCATACGCCCCGCTGGTCGTGGCGGGGCTCTTGGAGTCTTTTTCATCACTCATAGTCGGGTCCTCAATCTGCGCCTATTCTCCGCCGCCCGGCGGAGTTCGGCAAGTTGTATTACATGTCTGACTGCTTCACGCCCCGCAGCTTCTTGCGGACGCGGTAGCGCACGGCGTCGCCGATGTGATCCTCAGCTTCCGTGTTCACGTCATCCAGGTCCTTGTCGTCCCGCGGGAGCACGGGCAACGTCTCGATTGCCTGGGCGCAGCAATCCATGATGAATATGCCGGGTTCCTCCCGCGGTCCGCCGTGGGCCGGGGGAAGCGCGCCCTTGATCAGCTTGCGTATCTGCTCCCACCCCTGCTTGCGCGAGCCCGGCCCCTTGTCGGCGGGTTGCCAGCGGACGCCGACCGCCTCCATGTCGCGGGCGATGTTGTTGCCGTTCTCCTCATCGAAGATGGAGGAGTCCGCGGGGCCGGGCTTGACCCGTCCGGTCAGGCTCCAGTCCTCCTCGCGGTCGCGGATGCCTTGGGCCACGTCCCGGGCGAGCATGCGCACGCCTTCGTTGCGGGTTCCGTTCCAGCCGTACCATTCCTGGATCATGTACAGATCGCCGCGCACGCGACCGTACACGCGGCCATTGTACTCGAACGGTTCCCCATTGGACTCCGCCCACCAGCAGACGCTGAAGGGCTTGCTGCTGCCCCAGTCGAAGCTGCGGTCAACCTTCCACCGCTTCGGGATCAAGTGGAGCGGGACGGACGGGACCACGTGAACGTCGCCCCGCCAGAGGTCATCGAACATGCCCCCGGCGATGATGTCCCAGGAGCCCTCCAGCCACGCCTTCAGCTCCGAAGGGTTCCGGGCCGCGGCCCTGATCTTCGTGATGTACTCCGGGTCAGCGTGGAGCAGGATTTTGTTCTCATAGATGGACCCGTGGATGGCGACCCGGGGCGGCTCGCGCTCGCCGTCGCGCATCGCGTCCGTGATCACCCGACCGCGGGAGTGCGGCAGGCGGAAGCGGGACTTGACCCAGTTGTGGCCGGGGCCGTAGGGGTTGGTGGTCGCCCGGTAGCAGCGGGGCATGCCGGCCTTCGTGGAGCGGCAGCAGGACATCATGACGGTGTAGCACTTGTCGTCCGCCCAGTTGCAAAGCTCCTCCCAGCCAATCCAAGGATAGGCGTGGCCGTGATAGTTCCAATAATCCTCCGGGGACTTCATGTGGCGGAGCAGCAGCTGTTCGCCATCCGGGAAGGTCCAGGTGTGCTCCACCTTGTTGTACTTCGCCGTGGGGAACAGGCGCTTGAACCACTTCTGAGTCTTGTTGATAACGTCCGACAGCTGCGGATAGGTCTGGCGGAACAGGATGCCCCGCCACTCCGCCCCGTAGCCCTTGCCGACATGCTGGAGGAAGTCCATCAGCAGGCAATCGGTCTTGCCCGGGCCGCGCGTCCCCTCATACAGCACCTCGAAGATCGGCTGGGCCATGAGGAACGCCAACTGCGACCCGTACTGAGGAGCCCAGGACGCCTCGATCAAGCGCCCGCTGTCCTGGTCGGTGTAGTAGGGGCGCAACTCCGTCTGGCCCGCCCCGTCATCGACCTCCCGCCACTCAATCGGGTAGCCGGGCCGGGCCGGGTACTTGATCACGCCTTGAACGGCGGAGGCAATCGCGGTCTGTTCCATCAGTCGCGGCCCTCCGTCCCCTTGGCCAGGTCCCCGAAGGACACCTGCCAGTGCTCCATGTTCTGCGGCGCTGCCGGAACGATCATGACGCCCGCCGCGCCGCCCGTGATCAAGGCAGTGGTGTCGGCCTTCTCCTTGAACTCAGGCTTGTAGGCGCGCATGTAGGCGAGCAGCAGCGAATCGCTGTACACCCGCTCATATGCCACGATCTCATCCTTGAACTTCCCGCCGATCAGCGGACGGTCCACGCCCTCGATACCGCGCTTGAGCAGCGCGGCCATCGCATACTCCTCGATCCAGGCCTGCCGGGCCTCCTCGAACCGCTCCTTGAATTCCGGGTCCCGCTTACAATGGTCATAAACCGTGCTGGTGGAGACGCCGACCGCCTCCGCACACAAGTAAACCCGACCCCCGATGCGGGGATCATTGCGCAGCAAGTCCAAATAGCGTTCTTTCCGTTCCGCCGTGAAGGGCACCATCGGCTTCGGCGGCAACTTCTCAATCGGGTGCATCACGCTCCCTCCGTGTACTCATTTGCGCGGCGTCGCGCCGCGATGTTTGACGGTCCCGGACCTCACGCCCAAGGACCATGATGAAGCGAGTATAGCTGGAGGTTGTTGAATCAGCAAGAGCCGCGCCCGCGCGCGGGAGCATCCGGGGTGGGTGGCGGCGCGGAGTGCTCAGCCCAGGGCGAGTTGCCCAAGGGGAGGGGTCGCGCAGCGGGTAACGTCTCCGCGCTTAACTTCGCGGCTTCGCGCTTAGGTTTCATTGCTGAAGAAGTTCGACCCCAAGCCGGCAAATTCTCCATATAAATCCTATATTTATAGATAGATAGATAGATAGATACTTAACTTACTTAACTTACTTACCTGGAACCCCCTGGGAACCGATCAGAACCCCGGATCACCGCACGGAGGATTCTTGTTGGGCCCTTCAGCAGGGTCCTCAGACCTCCTCCGGGCTCAATTTGTCTAGCGAATTAAAAACCAGGTAAGAAAGGTAAGTAAGGTAAGTAATTGACACTTAAACCCTTGATCTTAAACAGAAAACGCGCTACTTAGGATCAGCCGCGAACGGCCCCGAACCTAAGTAACGCGCTTAACCTAAGTAGCAACCCCAGACCATCTTCCCGGCGTCAGGAAGATGATCCAGGTCACTTGGTCCAGTCAGTCCCCGTCGCCTCGCCCAGGACCGCGGCGACGTTCGGCGGGGTGTAGTTCGGCCCCTTCATCACCTTCCCGTCCTCGCGGTAGATCGGCCTGCCGTCCGCGCCCAGCTTGGACATATTGGCGCGGTGAATCTCCGTGATCACGGCCTCCGCCGGGAAGCCGAACACCAGGTTGGCTCCGCTGACCACATAGTCCAGGTCGCCCAGGGCGTCCGCCGCTTCGACCAGGTCAACGTCCTCATCGTCCGCGGTCGCTTCGACCTTGATGCGCCAGCCGCCGTCCTTCGCGGAGCGGATGACCTCCAGTTCCGCGCCCAGGGCGTCGCACAGCTCCGTCAGCTCCTCCGCGATCAGCTTCACGCGAAGTTCCCGCAGGGCTTTCGTCGCGGGGGTCGGGCCTTTCGCAATCGGGTGTCCGAAGGCGGCGTGGAACTCCTGGACCTTCACGATGGTCGGCAGGGCCTTGTCGAACGGTTCCTGAGCCCGGGGGAGGGCTGGGCGGGGTGTAACGTCAGTCATGATTGTTTCTCCAGTAGTGGGTAGATGCGGTGCGGTTGATAGGGCGGCAGCTTGGAGGCGCGGAGCACCACGCCGTCCTCCACATAGTAGCGTTCACCGTAGGTTTCAGCGAGCCGGTCCGCGATCTGCTGCCGGCTCATCCGAAGGATCGCCCAGGCCACGGCCTTCGCTCGCGCCCGGGTCAGTTCACAACGGAGACAGTCCATCAATGACCTCCGTTCTTGTTCAGGGGTCGCGGCCCCGTGGATTCCCCGATCAGTGCGACCGGACCGGCGGCGTTGAGCTGGGCGTTGAATTGCCGCTCCGTCTCTGCCTTGTTCTCCGGCTTCATTGCGCACTCGAAGCAGACCCAGGCCCCGTTCGGGCCGTAGGGTCGCAGGTCCTCCGTTGTTGGGCAGTAGTGGCATTTCATAGGATGTCCTCCGGTTTGATCCGCAGGACCTTCCGCCCGAACCAGCCCACGAACTCATCGCACCAGTCCGCCCGGGAGCGGCTGAACTCGCTGTGGATGCGGTCGAAGTCGGACGGGTGGACGGGGCGGATCAGGTAGTATTCATGCTGCGGCGCGGTCCAGCCCAGGGTCACTTCGAGGTATTCCCCGGCGTCGAAGTCGTGGACAAGGTAGTGGAGGATTGGGCATTCACCGTCCACATAGATCGTCTCCACGATGCCCAGGGCTTCGCCGGGGCGGTCGCGCACGTACTGGACACAGTTCTCGTGGCAGCGGAAGTTGAACAGGCCTTGCGTCGGGGTCGGCTTTATCATTTGGTGCCGGGTCCGAAGCCGCCGGACCAAGGCCCGCTGGGCCCGGTCGATCAATCGTTGTCTCATTCGCGGTTCTCCATATAGTCGAATACAAGTTGTTCCAGGCGCTCCCGCTCCGCGTCCGTCATCTTCCGCTCCAGCCCGGGCGCGGGGCGTCCGCGGCGGTCGCGGACTTCCCAATCACCGCACCCGCCTTCCGCCGGGTAGCAGTATTCAGGCGGGCCGCTCACCTTCGCGGGCACGTAGGGCTCCCAGTAGGTGACCACGATCCGGCAGGGAATGCCCGCCACGCGGTCCTCGAACTCTGCCAGCTCGCGGCTCATCCTTCACCTCCCGGGGCGTTGCTCAGGGCTTCGTCCAGCTCGCGGCGGTCGATGGTCACCCCGACCTCCTCCAGCATGTCCGCGGCGAGTTCGAGGAGGGACGCCCGGGCGCGGGCTTCCGATCCGCCCAGGGGGTCGTTCAGGTGTTCCGCGCAGTCGCGGAGGTCGTTGAGGGTGTTCTCCCAACGGCAGTAGCTCATATTGGCCATGATGGGCTCCTTTTCTACAAGGTTACAGGATGATTTGCTTGACCATCGTCAGCAGGTGGTCGAAGTCGCGCGTGAAGTGGGCGATCTTCAGGCCGGACTTGTTCGGGCGGTAGCACAGGCCCTCCGGGGTCGCCATTTCAGCGTAGTGGATGGAGTGGACCTGATTCCAGCTCAGGGTCGCCGGGTTCCAGACTTCCGCCCGGGCGAAGGACTGGAACTGGTAGCTGTCGGACTTGATCGTGAGGCGCACCTTGAAGTCGCCCAGGGACAGGATGCGGCGGGCGGTCACGTCCTGGCGACCTTCGTTGATGGTCTCCTCCAGGAGGTTGGTCTTGGTGGCGGTCTTGGTCATGGTGTTGCTCCTTTTCTGGGAAGTTCGGGGCGGATCGGTTCCGCCCCGAAGGGTTGGTCAGTCGATGGCGGCGATGATTTCCTCAGCCTCCGGGTGGTCGAAGGCGAAGTCACGCAGCTTGTAGAACAGGTCCACGTAGTCCTCGCGCTGAGGGTACTTCCAGCACAGGGCGTTGAACACGAACAGGCAGGTGATCAGGCCCGCGGCGTCTCCGCTGACCTCGCCCGAGTAGCCGTTGGTGTCCACGGTCAGGCGCAGCTTCCGGTCGGTGATCGCGGGGGCGAGGTACATGCCGCCGTTGGACAGCTGGTACATAAACCAGTACCCGCCGTTGTAGTCCTCCGGGGCCATCTTCTGGAGGCGGTCATACAGGGCCATTTCGACCCGGAGGAAGTCCGCCCCGAAGTGGGCGGGGAGGATTTGGAGGCGCTGTTCATCGTTGTCGATGCGGGTGGCGGTGATCTTGCTCATGTCGGTGTTCTCCATTTCTGATTTTGGGTTCATTCTTCAACAACAATCATTTCATCGCCCAGGAAGTCCTTGGGCATGCCGTACTCCTCGATCAAGCGCGGCGCGATGGTGAATTTGTAGCCGGGATCGTTCGGGCTCACCAGCTTGACCAGGAACCAACCCTTGGGCTGGGCGGGCTTCTTCCGCGGGGCCATCGCCTTGTGCGGGTAGTCGCCCAGCTCGCGGGCGAGGTCGGTCAGGGCGTCGTGGAGTTCAGTGCCCGGCTCCGCGTAGGTCGCCGTCAGCTTGCCCTTCAGGCCGACCGCGCGGGCGGTCTTGGCGAACGGACCGGCGTGCTTACACTCCAGGCCCACGGCGGCGTGGATCATTTCATGGAGGAGCGTGGCCAGGACCTCCACCGGGTTCTCCAGGACGGGGCTGATGAACATTTCGTACACGGAGGCGGTGCTGACTTCCTTGCTCCAGCACTCGCCAATCGCGGCGACCTTCGCGTGGGCGCGCTTCGGGAAGCCCACGGAGACGGCCCAGGCCTCCGGCATCTTCTGTCCGGCCTTCTCCAGGCGGGCTTCCAGATTCTGAACGGCGGCGCGCAGCCAACCTTCGCGGGTCTTGTCGTGGGCGGCGATCTTGCTCATGTCGTTCTCCATTTCTTGGTAAGTTTCAACCTATGGGAAGAAGTATAGTGGGGCGGTCCGAAAAAGTAAACCCCCTCAGCCAAATTATTTTGGCTGATCCCACTTCGGTCGTTCGCCCCTCGCCGCCCGGTGGCCGGACTTCTCCCGCTCCGCTTTGTCGTGTCGCAGGTCGCGGTCCGCCTCGCACAACGTCGCGCCCGTCCCGAAGCTGAAGCCGGGGAACGCGGCGCGGACCTTCTCCAGGCGGTCGGCCAGCTCCTCCCGGTTCCCATTGACCACCACGAACTCATCGCCCGCGATCCGAAACACGGCGTCAGGCCCGAAGGCGAGGACCAGCCGCACCGCCAACTCCTGAAGGGCTTGATCCCCGGCGCGGTGGCCGTGGGTATCGTTGACCCACTTCAGCGAGTCCAGATCAACCAGCGCGATAGCGTCCGGCTGAACTTCCTCGAAGGCGCGGCGGTTCAGGACCCCGGTGAGGGGGTCCTGGTACAGGGCTGCGTACAGCTCCGCCTCGCTCATCCCGCGGAGCCGGTCCAGCAAGGCAGGTCTCACTGACCCACCTCCGCGATCCTCTGGAGGACGGTTTGGGCCTGACCCTTGTAGTCGGAGTGCTCCTTGACGGTCCCCTTGATCGTCAGCTCCTCGCCCTCCTCCGGGGCGAAGGCCGTGGACTTGCTCAGGAGACAGGCCCCGGTCGCCTTGTCCACCATCGTCACGATATACACCCGCTCCAGTCGGTAGCTCATGTATGCTTCGCGGTCGAACCACCGCACGCGGGTCACGATCACATCGAAGGTGAGCCGCTTCTTGGGCTCGCCCACGGTCAGGGTCGGGTGCGGATCGGGCAGGAGCAGGTCCGCGCAACGGCGGGCGACTTCCTCCGCGGTCAGGCGCATCAGGCTCCCGTCCTCGAAGTCGGGGAGGGTCTTGGCGAGCCAGGTCAGGTAGCCGCGCGGGGCCTTCTCGAACTCCTGGCGCTCATACGGCCCAAAGGCGAACTTGCCGCCCAGGATCAGGGCGCGCTTCGCCTCCTCCCGCTGGCGGCGCTCCTCCTCCCAGGCTTCCTCCCGCTCGCGGGCCGCGCGTTCCCGGCGCTCCCGCTCCTCCGCGTTGGCGCGCTGGATGTCGCGCATCTGCTCGGTCAGCTGTTCGCGGGTCGTATCGAGCTGGATCAGGTTCCGCTCCGCGAAGGCGCGGGCCTTCTCGAACGCCTCATCAGCGTCCTGGCTCAAGTTGAAGTGGTGGAAGCTGCGCACCTCCGTGTAGCGGCAACCGTTCGCGTAGCGTTCGTGGAGGTAGGTTTCACGCAGGGTGAAGAAAGCGCCGGTTTCACCAACGCCGATGTAGAGGTGGGGGACGAAGGCCATGATGATTCTCCTTTTCTGAATTGGTTGTTGGGGAGGGTCGGAGCCCTCCCTGGTCGATCACAGCTGGCCAAACTTCCAGAGGGTCTTGCGACCTCCGCGAGGTCCGAAGCCGATCAGCTCCAGGGAGCCGTCAGCGCGGAGGACCAGCATGTTGATCCGGCGGATCGCGCGGTCACCGGCGAAGGAGCGGGCCGCGGATGCCTTGGCCTGCGGGAGGGTCGGCAGCTTCATGCGGTTCTGGACATCGCCCAGCGAGGCGAGCTGTTCCAGGTCGATCAGTTCGCGGGCAGCGTGGGTCTGGGGCGGAAGGATCAGGCTCATTTCAGTTCTCCATTTCTTGGTTGACGTGAGAAGAAGTATAGTGGAGCGGCCCGAAGAAGTAAAGCCCCTCAGACAACTTTTTTGACCTTGGGAGGAGGGTGGTCAGTCCTCGAAGGCCCCACGGGCGGTTTGGCGTTGAATCTCAGCGAAGTAGCGAAGGATGCGTGCCCGGCGGAACTCCACCTGATGGGCGACCGGGGTGCCGCTCAGGACTTCATCCGCAGTGTGACGCCCATACACGCTGTCCAGGTAGTTGCGGACCTCCTCCGGCTTCGCGGTCGGGATCGCGGCGGCGAGGTCACGGAAGGCGATGGCCCAGGCGGCGTCCGCCCCCTCCTCGCCCTTCTCCAGGGCCACCGTCCCATAAAAGCCGTAGGACGGGTTGTTGGTCGGGATCGTTGTGGCGCGGTCGGTGTTGAAGGTAGCGGTGCGGGTCATGGTGTTCTCCATTTCTGAGGTTGCTGTTCTTGTTGAACGTGAAAGAAGTATAGTGGCCCCGCCCTAAGAAGTAAACCCCCTCAGACAAACTTTTTTGCTGAGGGGGCGATTTCACGGCAACTTGTGGCGGTCCCGACAGGGCGCGCAGACTCCTCCCACCAGTCTGCCGCTCCATTCGCCACACAGGTCGCAATCGCCCGGCTCCCCGGGCGGCATCCTCGCCGCGGCCTCCGCGATCCGGGCCACTTCGCGGTCCGTGTCGTGGAGGATGCGGTCATTGCTCAAGTCGATTTCGTCAGCCAATTTTGGATTCTCCTTCAGGGTTGAACCGGAGGACGTTCAGGGCGCTTATGGTGCGGCCCATCTGTTCTTTGCTCATTTTCTTCTCCGTTTCTTGGTTATTTCATGAAAGTGTACAAACTCTTGATACACGGGGCATTCCTCGACAACTTCCTGCCCAACCACCACCTCGCAGTAGGGCACAGCCTCCGTTCGATTACAACAGAGGCAGTGCCGGCAATCGCCGGAGCCCCAGGACTTCTCCCACTGCTCCTCCGCGATCCAGAGCCCCGTACAGCGACCGCCCCCGAACCTATGCGGGAAGTGGTAGGCCCCGCATCGGCAGGTGTACTGGGGGCGGCGCGAACGCCGCCGGGCCATTACCGGCTCAGGCCGTAGCCGTTCAGGTTGTAGGGCTCGCCCAGGTCCAGCTTCGGGCCGCGCGGCTCCGGTCCGTGGATATAGCTCACGCCCATGGAACCGACCCGCTCATGGACTTCGTTGCGCACTCCCGGCAACGGCGGCTCGCCCTCCGTCACGCGGTCGATGTAGCCTTGGGCGCGGGCCAGGTTCCGTTCGGTCTGGGCGAGGCGTTCCCGGAGGGCTTCCAGCTCCTTGGACATCTGGTCGCGTGCGCGGCGCGCTTCCACCAGTTCGGTTTCGGTCTTGATCAGGCGCTTCTCCGCGGCCTTCAGCTCCGCCTGGGCTTCGTCCTGCTTCTCCAAGAACAAGTGACGAACATCCTGTATCAATAGGTCCGCGCCGCCGCGGTCCAGTTGGATGAAGCCGTCCCCGTTCAGGGCCGTGATCTGGAGGCAGACGCCCCGGGCGTCGCCGCCGTAAAAGCTGGTCAGCTTGTAGCCCGCTTCGCGGCGCTCGATGAGGTCAGTGGACATAGTTGGTTCTCCTTTTCAAATGGGGAGGGCCGCGGCCAGTGCGCCGCGAATGGTGGAAAGGGCCTCCCAAATCACCCAAGCCACGAAGGCGGCGATCAGGAGGGAGGGAACGATGTACAAAAGGGCTTTCATGGCGTTCTCCCGCGGAGTCGGTTCACCTGATCCTTGCCCAGGACGGCTTCCAGCCCCTCCCAGGACGCGGGGGCGTTCGGGGGACCTTCCTGGATTCCCGCCGCCCGCTCCATGTCGCGGACGCGCTCGCGCACGAAAGCGTCACGGAAGATGGCGAAGGCGAGGAGGGGAAGGCCCGCGGCAATCGCCCGGGCCAGTAGCTCCTCCGCGACCGGCTCCAGCGAGGAGCGGCAGTTGACGTGCTGCGGCGGACGGTCCTGCCGGGGCAGGTAAGTTCCATTGGGGCGCTTGCGCGGGTCCTGGTTCATGATCAGCCCTCCTTCACCACGAAGTCCATGATCAAGGCGTCGAACTTCGCCGGGTCCGTCTCCGTGCGGATCGGGTCCAATTGGCCGTCCTTGACCCGGCACAGCTCCAGGCGGTAGTCCTGCGGGTCGCCCGCGAACGCCAGAATGTACTCCCGGCCCGTCCAGCTGGCGCGGTACGGGTAGGACTGGACGCTGTCGGGGTCCCGGACGATATTGCCGCCCATACCGCGCCCGCGGATGTCGGCCAGGGCGTTCTCCACGTAGGGGATTATTTGGTGAAAGGGGGTGCTCATGCTTCGGTCCTCATAGTTGTGATTGATGGAGTTCGCCGATGCGGCGGTTGAGCCATTCGACCTCCAGCGGGGTCAGGCGCTCGCCGTGGTCCAGCGACCAGCGGAACTTGCTCAGCAGCTCGCGCTCCTCCGCCTTGAGCCGAACGGCCTGGGCTTCGAGGCGCTTCACCTTCTCCGGGGCGTCCTTCGACATCGCGGCGAGCAGGTGGCACTCCTCGCCGAAGGCGCGGATGGCGTCCCGGGAAGCGGTCACGGGGTCGATGTTGTCCCCGTGCTTCTCGCCCAGGTACTCCGCGCAGGCCGCGCCCGCCGCACCGATGAGCTGAAGCAGGTGCTGCTGACCGTTGCTCGCGCCGGGGTCGATGTCGTTGGACGCCTTCAGGCCGGGCTTGACCCGGGAGTACACTTGAACGGTGATGCGGTAGCGGCGGAAGTCCTCCGGGTCGCGGGCCAGGCGCGCGGTCACGCCGTTGATCGTTGTGGTCATTCGGTTTCTCCTTCGAGTGGGTTGGCGAGCCAGAAGTCATACAGGTCGCGGGCGAAGAACACGTTGGCGCCGTCCGTGTCCTTCCAGCCCTCTTTGCCGTTGATGAAGGTCGGGATCACCGCCCCTTCCGCTCCGGCTTCGACCCCCGCCGGGGACTTCGCCCAGGCCAGGGCCTCCTCCGCGGTCGGGAAGCCGTCCGCGCAATAGAAGCTGCCGGAGTCGCTGAGGACGTACCAGCGGTTGATGTCCATCGTCAAGCCGCTTCCGGGCTCCTTGAACGTCTCCACGTGTCGAATCGTCCCGCTCACCGGATCGCGCGCCCAGCGGCGACCGCGATTGATCCCCATCTTGAAGTCTGCGACCACGTTGAGGTCCACCATCAGCTTTTCCGCGACCTGACAAAGCATGATGTAGATGTCGCCACACTCCGTCTGGAGGTCCATCAGAGTTTTGCTGTCCAGTTCGCTCACCGGCTTGTCGCCCACAGCCTCGAAGCCGTCCAGCAGCTCCTGAACTTCGTGGCGCATGCGGCGCGCGATAGCCGCCGGGTGTGTTGGGCCGAAGGTTTCGTCACCCCAGGCCGTCATCGTTTCTTGAGTCTCGTTCATTTCTGCTTCTCACAAATGATTTGTTGGTGTAAGGGCTTCGCCGGGTCCACCCGGCAGACCAAGCGATCATACCGGGAGGGCCGCGCCGTCCGGGCCGGAGCCGGAGCGACCCGGACCGGCGGCGCGAGCCGTGGCGAATGCGTGCCGATCTGCGCCCGCCGGATCGTCTCCTGGGCGGAGTATGGGCGGGCCTCCTCCGCGTGCGCCTGCGTGGCGAGGAGTGGCAGAACGGCCAGGATCAGGATCAGCATGCGCATCGTCGGTTCCTCCTTCAGTGCTTCAGACCGCCGGACGCCGCGGCCTGGAGCATCGCCGCGAGGTCGAAGCCTTCTGACTCCTCATCGCAGCACTTGCTCAGGAAGGCCACGCCGTGGTCCTCCAGATAGCTCGCGTCCAGCTTCCATTCCCCGACCTCCCCGACCGGGACCCCGGCGGCGAGGTGAAGCTGGGGCCAGAGGGCCTTCAGCTCCTTCTGGGTTTCGTCCTGGAGGCCCTGGAGTCGCTTCTGATACTCCTCCTGAAGGGCCTCCTGGAGTTCGTTGAACCGCGCGACGGCGGCGTGGATGTCCTGCGCGGTCGCCAGGGCGGGGCCTTCGAGGCGGACATTGATATGCTTGTGGCTCATAGTGGTTCTCCGGTGATTTGTTCGCCCAAGGACACGATAGTGTCCATCAGGAAGTTTTGCATGGTGCGGGTTTCGTCGTACAGCGAGTGGCGGAGGTGAATGAACTCCTCAATCAGGGTCCCCGCCAGCATCTTCGTCCCCATCATCAGGGTTCGCTTGCTGATGTAGATTTTGCCCTCATGAGCGCGGCCCAGGACCTCCTCGCCCAGGAACTCGCTGACAATGATCGGGTACTCCCGGACCGCGAAGCCCAACCGCTCGCAGAACGTCGCGGCCTTCTCCAGGCGCGTGCGCTCCAGCTCGCTCAGGGCCATCGGGGTCGCCTCCTCGTGGAGCTGGTCCATGATCCAGACCTGGGACGCCTTCAGCGCCGACCGGCTCAGGCTGGAGTCGAAGTTGCGCGCCAGTTCGGAGACGATGGACAGGAAGGGCTTGGACGGCTCCACGCCCTCGAAGTCCAGCTGGTGCTCGAACGTCCCCTTGGGCGCGGTCACGGCCTTCTTGATCACGTGGGTCTCCACGGATTCGCAGAGCCCGCGGCGAACGGCGGCGGTGATGTCCCAAGAATACTTGATGGTGCGGTCCTCCGTCAGGTCCACCTTCTTCTGGATGTTGTACGTGAACTGGGTCGGTTGGTCCAGGCGATAGGCCCGCACGCCCCGATAGAACACGAAGTGCGACGGCCCGGGGTGAATGTGGACGGCTTCGTTGCGCTCCAGCGGTTCGGTGGACAGGATGATGTCGGAGCGGGAGGCCCAGACATCCAGGAACTTCTCGCCGCGGACCACGATCACGGTTTCATTCGCGCCGACCTCCGGGACTTCCTGGGCCTCGAACACCTCGCCCAGCTCATCGACCGTGTTACAATACAGCTCGCGGAAGGCTTGCCAAACTTCCCAGGTCTTGCCGACCTCCGTGGTGAAGCCCAGGGCTCGCTTGTTCATCGTCACCACGTTGAAGTCATCCACGCGGACCTTCTGGCGCTTCACGCCGAACTCCAGCTTGCGCTTGCCGGCGTGAATGGTGATCTCGCAGCCCTCGCGCAGGAGGATGGCAATGGCGTACTTCAGGCCCGTGCCGAAGAAGCCGATGGCCCCGGGGTTCTCCTTGGAGGAGACGCCGAAGGTGGTGATGGACTTGACGTCAATGACGCCCTTGTTTCGGAAGATGATGGAATTCACAATAATGCTCCTTTTCTGAGGTTCGGGTCACTCGACCCATACGTGGTGGAACTTGGTCGGCAGGTTGTCGCAGCTCATCGGCGTTCCGTCCGCCGCTTCGACCCGGACGCATTCCCGGGAGGACCAGGACTCATAGACCGTAGGCATGTCCAGGTAGTCGATCAGGGCCTTGCCCACGGCGACCGTCAGGAACAGGAAGAAGCCTGCGGCGATCAGCTGCGGCATCCGTTCAGCCAATCTCCTCAGCGTCCCAAGCGAAGCCGCGAAGGCGATTGACTTCAAACTCGAATCGCAGCGGGCTTGTCGCAGTAAGGTGTTGGACCGTTCGGCGGGCGTCCGCGCCGCGCGGTAGTTCGCGGCCCGTGATCCGTTTGTAGGCTTGACGAAGTTCATGTTGTGTTAGCTCCTGACCGTTGTTGAAGGGTTTGTTCAGTATCAAGTCGGACATTTCCGGCTCCATGTGAAGAAGTATAGTGCGGCTTTCCGAAGAAGTAAAGTGGTTTCAATCCGAAAGCGCCTTGCGTATCTCGCGCCGCACCTGAAGTCTGGCATTCAGCGCGGCTCGATGGTCGGAGGAGGTCCGGGAGCAGGTCACCATACAACCTCGCCCCCGAACCGTGAACCGGACCTTGTAGTGGCGCTTGCCGGATTCGACCGTGTACTTGATCCCGGCCTCCTCCAGCTCGCGCTTCGTCGCCTCCAACGTCTCGCTCACGGGCGGGCTCCTCAGAACGGCGGCTTGTCGTCGGACTTCGGAGCGTCCGGGAACGGCTCCTGGGACGGCTCGACCTTCGGCCAATCGAACGGCCCGCCCAGGTTCTGGTCCCAGTACGCCCGGGCTTGGGCGAGGGTCGGCAGATAGTACATGTACACCCGCTTCCTGATCGTCACCTCGAAGCCGTGCTCATTGGTCCACGGCACGTCCGCGGTTTCCTGCCGACCTTCGAGGCCGGGGAGGACCCGGTGGAGGAACTTGCCCAAGCCGGTCCGGCTCATGCGGAAGTTCCGGCCCTGGTCCCGGAGGTCGTTCACGTAGTCCTCATACAGCGAATCCTTCATGACCTTGTCCGCCCACTCCTGGTGCGTCTTGAGCACCCGGCCTTCCCACAGCTTCTCGAACATCCACTGCGTCTCCGGACTCATGCTCATGATCTTCTGCTCCTGAAGCGCCTGGGTCTGCGGAACCTGGCGAACCTCGAACCCCTCAAGGTTGTACGTGAGCAGGAAGTGGAGCAGCGATTCAAGGCCCCCGTTGTCCAGGTCCTCCTTGATCTGCTTGAAATAGCGGTGATCCTGCTTGTTGCCCTCGCCGACCTCCATCACGAAGAACCGGCGCTCATCCAGACCCGCGGGCACCACCCAGTCCTCGTTCGAGGCGAGACACAAGTGGACGTAGTTGGGCGCGGCTTCGGCGTCCACGCCCTTGCCCTCGACAATCAGGTGCTCCTCCGTGACCAAGGTCTTGAGGACTGACTCGTGCTTCTTGTCCCCGGCAAAGAACGCCTCATCACCGAACAGCAGGACCGTATCGCGGAGGTGGGCGTTGAAGGAGCCCACCAGGTGCTTCGAGTCCGACACCTGGAGGAAGTGACGCCCGAACAACCGCCCCAGCTGCTTCACGAAGAAGGACTTGCCGGTGCCGCGGCGACCGCGGAGGACCACAGCCACTTCGCCCGGGCCGTCCGGGTGCTGTACCAACCGCGCCATCCAGCCCAACAGGTAGCTGTAGTGCTCCGGGTTGCCGGAGCAGACGTTGTCGCGGATATGGCGCAGGAAGGACTCGTGGCGGTCGCCCGGGAGCGAGTCGCAAGCGAACCCCCGCCACAGGTTGTAGGCGTCATCGACCTCCCGGCCCGGGGCGAACACGATTGTCTCATATTGGCGGCGCTGCGGGTGGTCGATCCAGAACGCCCCCGCGGCCTTCGTGATCGGTTGGCCGTTGTCGTTGTGGCCCACGACAACCTTCTGGTGACGGTAGCGGTTGCGGAAGTCCTCGAAGGACTGCTTGCTGATCCGGGTCCGGTTCATCGACGGGTCCATGACCTCGCTGATGATTCGACACTTCCCGCCGATGTCGGCGATCACGGCGTGCTTCTCGTTCAGGAGGCGCAGCCAAGGGTCAATCGCCTCCTCGTGCGCCCGCTCGATCTGGCGCAGCGCATAGCTTTCCCAGTTCGGCTTGTCGCGGACGCTGGCGGCGATCTCGTTGCTGCCGGTGATGACGGCATAGATCATCTCATCCGGTACTTCGGCCCGGACCAGATCGCAGCAGACCTTGAACAAGGCTTCGGAGCGGGATTGGTACTTGGTCGGGTCCAGCGGGTCCTGCCCAGTAGCGATCAGCGCGAGGCAGTGATCACTGATCGCCTTGCCGTGCTCCTGGGCCCACTCGCGCAGCTCCTCCGTTCCGATGTCGGGGACGTTGCCGGTGATCGTGACCTTGGGCCGTCCGCCCGCCAGGCCCTGCTCGACGGTCTGGACTCGAACCGCGGGGGTGAACTGCTCGATGTTGTAAAGGCGGGACTCATCCCAGTCCACCAAGGTCGCCAGCGCGGGCTTGCGGCCCTTCTTCACCTTCTTCGCGTTGGGCACGTTGATAGTGCCCGGGAGGCGCATGATGCGGTCCACGTTGTGGCAGTGGTCGGCCTGAAATATCTTCTCCAGCTGGATGTTGTACGCCTCCAGCTCCTGCGCCTTGGCGATGGAGCCGTTGATGTCCAGCTTGTCGGACGGGGCCAACCTCCAGAAGCCCTGATAACCGCCCCCGGAGTCAACGATCACGGTGGGCGGTAGGTCGTACCCGCGCAGCAGCTTCAGCGCCCGGGCGCGCTCCTCCTCGAAGTCCTCCCCGGCGCGCGGGTCGATGTCCACGTGGAGCCAGGCCAATCGGGCGATGTCCTCCTTGGACGCCTTCACATCCATCGCCCGGCGGACCGGGTTCACGTGGAAGTACAGGTTGCGCTTGCCCTGATGACCTTCGATCCACTCCGCGGCCTTCTGCCAGGCCGTGGGCAGAAACGTCACTGTCTCGGTCCTTCCGTCCGGGATGATCGCGGTGAGGACCCAAGGACCTTCCGGGCACCACTTGCGCAGGAAGTCGATGGCGTCCTTGGTCCGGTGTTGCGGGAGGTCCGCTTGTTGTTTTCCCGCCATGTCAAATCCCCCAGTATTCACGCAGACGTTCGACCGGCGCAGCGCCTTCCTCCATCTTGATGACCCATAGGCGAGTCATCCCGATAGCCGCGGCGACCTGACGCTGGGTCTGACCGGCGCGGCGGCGAGCGAGCACGCACAGCTCATGCGGCTTCAGCTCGCCCAGGTGCTGGCGCGGTTGATCCTCCGTCCGGCGGTCCGCTTCCCACTCACGGTAGCGGTCGGGATGAACATTGTATTCTGACGCAGCCTGGACCTGATTCAGGCCCTTGCGGCGGCGCCATAGCAAGAGGCTTTCCCCCTTGGTCGGCGTCATGATAGCAGCCATGGACAAATCTCCTCAGTCTTTGGTAGCCGGGTCCACCGGCAAACACATACCTCATACAAGCGGTCCCTCAGCGCCTTGCCCAACAGGACCGCGGCGACCGCTCCATCAAACAACAACCACTCCCCCGCTCCCACCTTCAGCAGGACGAAGGACCGGCCCCCGGCCTTCCGGCGGCGCACGTGCCAGGCCCGCTGCGCCGCCGTAAAATGATCCACCCGAAGCGGCCCGCCGCGGGGCGGCCAGCGGTCCATGTACTTCAGCTCAATCCAACCCTGGCTGTAGTTCACGTCCGGGACTCCGCCGGTCATGTGCGATTCGATCCGCACCGGGTCCAGCTTCTTCAGGACCGGGCGGATGGATTCCCACATTGCCGCTTCACTCATCCAGCACCTCCACCTCGATTCCGTACCGCTGCGCGACCTCCTGGGCCTTCTCCAGCCGTTCGCGCCACTCCGCGGCCCAGGAGGCATCGCGGCCTGACACGTCCAGGCGAGGGTACACAATACGGGTCACGCCAGCCTTCCCGGCCCGTTCTACGCAATCGGGACAGCAGGGGAAAGAAGTATAGAGCGTAAACCCAGGAGTGGGCGACCCGTAAAAGTTGAGCGCATTAACTTCGGCGTGTATGACGTGCTCATACTTGTAGGCGCGATCCGCATACAAGGCCGGGTGATCGTCGTGGCCCGGAGGGAAGCCGTTGTAGCCCGTGGAGGCCACGGAGTTGTTCGGGCGCACCAGAACCGCGCCCACCTTCGTGGACGGGTCCTTGCTCCAACTGGCGACCTCGCGGGCCAGGCCCACATAGCGGCGGTCCCACTTCCGTTGACGGGGCGGAAGCTCGCGGCAATAGGGCGAATTGAGCGTGGGGCGAACCGCCTTGAACGGCGTCCCCGCGTCATCCTTCATGTCGAACGGGTCCCGCGACCCGGCGGGCCTGAATCCAACGTACTCCGCGCCCAGGGACAGCTTCAGCCCCATCGTCCGGGCGAAGGGCGGGAGTTCGTCGAACACCAGGGTGATTGTCTCGACCTGGCTCATATCAAGCCCTTCTCGTTGGCGATCCATTCCGTGACGGTGAGGGTCACGGTGCGCCCGGACCCCTTCTGAACGTCGCGGACCTGCGACTTGGGCATCCAGACCTTGTCGGCCCGTCCGAAGTCCACCAAATAGGCTTTCTCCGTCTCGCGCTCCAGGACGCCTTCCAATTCCACGGTGTTTTCGTTGCTCTTGCGCATTTCATTCTCCAGAGGTTCGCCCCGGACTTCCTCCGGGGTCAAGCGGGTACAGCGGCCACAGCGCCCGTCCCCAAACAGATACGTGACCTGGGCGTCACATTGATAGCAATACTTCATTCCGGCAGCTCCCCGTTCCAACCCATCGAATGGCCCCAGGTCGGCCCAACCTCCACGTCCACCTTCGATGGAAGTTCCAATGGAACGCAAGTGCGCATGATCTCCGCCGCGGCCTCGCCCTCCTTCGGGTCCCGGATGCTGAACGCGATCTCATCGTGAACCTGAATGATCATATCGAAGCCCGCCGCGTCCAGGGCGACCATCGCCGCCTTCGTCTGGTCGGCGGAGGAGCCCTGAATCAGGCGGTTCAGGCCCTTGTGGGTCCAATCGAAGTTGCCGTCACGGTCCTTCGGAAACCGGCAGCGACGGCCCGACAACGTGGTGATGTAGCCCACGGCCTTCGCCCGGGCCTCGCACGCCTTCGCCAGCTTCTTGACGAACGGCACCTTGCTGTCGAACGTGTCCAGGAGGCGCTGGCCTTCCGGTCCCGCGGCCTCGAACCGGCGCGCGCCCTCCTCGACCAGGCGCTTGCCCTCCGGGCTGTTCACGTCGAACAGCTGGAAGCGCGGGCCGCGAACCGCCATCATCGTCGGCAGGCCCAGCTTCCGGCACATCTTCGCGCCGCCCATGCCGTAGGACAGGCCCAGGTAAATCTCCTTGGCGTCCTTGCGCTTGATCCCGGCCATATCCGCCATCATCTGGTGGTTGTCCGTGTTCGGGTCGTTCCGGTAGGCGTCGCGCGCGGCGATAGCCGATTGCCAAGCGTGCTGCCCAATCAGGTCGCGGGCCAGGCAGGCGTAGTGGACCGCCATCCGCGGCTCCTGCTGCGAATAGTCGTTGGAGGCCCACAGCTCCCCCTCCTCCGGCAGATAGATCGCCCGCCACATCGGCGCGAAGTCATCCCGCGCCGGTTGCTGCTGTAGGTTCGGGTTCTGGCAGGACAACCGACCGTAGGCCGCGCCCGCCGTCCCCTCCTCATCGTCCCGCTGCTTGCGGAGCTGGTTGAACGTACAGTGAATGCGACCGTTGACCATATGGTCGCGGACCGATCCGGCGAAGGTCGTGCGCAGCTTGTTCACCTTCCGCGCCCGCTCCAGCGCGTCGGCCACGGGGTGGTCGATACTGCCCAACAGCTCCTTGTCGATGGAGGGTTTGCCGGTGGAGGTCTTGTTGAGACGGATGCCGATGTACTCCAACGCCGGGGCGAGGGCTTCCGGCTTCCACACGTCCCCCACCGCGATCTTCACCCCGGTCGCCGCCCGGACCCGGGCCAGGGCTTCGGCTTCCTTCGCGTAGGCCCAGCGCTCGATCTGCTCCAGGCGGTCGGTGTCGATCCGAACGCCACGGCGGCGCAGCTTCGTGAGGACCGGGAGCAGGCGCGATTCCAGATCATAGACCTGCCACAGGTCCTGGTCGTCAATCTCGCGCTCCTGGCGGCGGAGGATGTTCAACGGCAGTCGGGTGTCCTCCTCCGCGTAGGCCCCCACGAAGCGGGCCGGCAGCTTCCACATGTCCTTCTTCGGGTCGATCTTGTAGTCACCCGCCGCTGCGCGCAGCATCGCTTCGTTCTTACCCTCGAAACCCCACCGCTGGGCGATGGCTTGCATGGAGTAGCTGTCGTGGAGTTCGCAGATGAGCGGGTCCGCAATCTGGATGTCGCGGAAGAACCGGGCGCGGCTGAACTCGATCCCGTCCCCGGCCAGGAAGTCCAGATCATAGGGCAGGTTCGCCCCCACGATGTCGCCGGTGAACACCTTGGCCTGGTCCCGGAAGTAGCGCAGGACGGCCTCCACGGGGAGGTTGTCGCCGCCTTCGTGTCGGATCGGCAAATAGCCGCCGGGGCCGTCCTCGATTGCGAAGCTGATGCCGGTGATGTAGCTGTTCGGGCGACGGCCCGCCCCCGGCCCCAGCTTCTTGAGGTCCGGGTCCCGCGTCTCGCAGTCGATGGCGACCCGTTTGGCCCCCTCCCAGGAGGGGAGGGCGTTCAGGTCGGGCGGCGTCCAGGTGCTTTGGACGGTCGTGAACAGAGGGAATTGCATCAGCTTCTCGCCTCCTCGATCATCTGATTCAGCAGCGCAATCGTCGCCGTCAGTTCCGGGTCGGCTTCCCAGAAGGTCAGCGCCCGGACCACTTCGGCTTCGTTCGGCGTCAGGTCATTCGCCCGGGCGAAGTCCTCCGGGCTCAACGGGGTCGGGGCCGTGCGGGGCTCGATGACGCCGTTGCGGTGAAGGTCCTGTAGCTTCTCCACGTAGTGAACAGCCTTCTGAAGGTCCTGGGTCGGGTCCTCGTGCTTCTTGCGGTTGCGGGTGGCGTACTTCGTCGCGCAGCCCTCCAGGTAGCGCAACCCGTTGTATTCCACGTAGTCCCAGTGTTGGATCGGCGCGCGGTAGTGATCACCGCCGATCTGTTTGTTGTTTACTTCGGACATTGTCCAACTCCTTCCTCAATTCTTGTAGCCGGAGCGTCTGCTGCCGGTACAAATACCCAAAACAACCGTGCTCGCCTCGCATCATAGCGGCATGGACCTTGCGCAAGTGATCCGCAAGGTCCTCCACGCGGTCGAAGGCGTAGAACTTGAGCTGAGGGTCCTCAGCCCAGTCCCGCTTCAGCTTCTGCAAGTCCATCGCGCTGGACCTCCTCGAAGAAGTCCGAAAGCCGCTGGTGCTCCCGCTGCGTTTCCGCCACGTAGAACGCACGCACCGGCTCCGGCAGGGTTCCGTCCTGGGCCCGCTTCTCCGTCACGCCTACGCATGCGCGGAGCATGGGGGTGACGGTCGCGTTGCCCAGGGCGGCTTCCTCCCGGCACCACAGGAGCAGTTCCAGGGTATCGACCGCCTTCAGCCAGTTGACTTCCTCCTCCGTGAGGTCCGGGAGCAGGCCCAGGGTCTTCAGCACGCGCTCCTCCGCGGCTTCGTACAACGCCCCCAACTCCGGGTTGGACCACTTCGCCGGGGCGGGCATATCCCCCAGCCAGCGTTCCCCGACATCGTGCCATTGAACGGCCTTGATCAGGTTCAGCGACGGCTCCGGGTGAAGCAACAGCAGGAGGCTCACCGCGCCGTAGCTGTGCTGGGCGATGTTGTACTGGCCGTGGTGCGGGACGATGTGGCAGCGCCGAACCGTCCCGGCCTCGCGGGTCGCGCGAATCTGGGTCAGCAGACGGTCATTCATACGCCACTCCATCGTCCTGGGCGCGGGCCTTGCGTTCGTTGTACGCGGCTTCGCGGCGGTTGATCCATTGCTGGGCGGCCATCTTCCAATCGGACGCGGCGACGTTCTCCAGCTCCTCCCGGGCGCGCTCGAAGCGGGCCGGATCGGTACGCTGGCGGAAGCGGGCGTGCGCCCGGGCCATCGGGATAGCGACCCGGCGGAAGAACGGGTCACGGAAGCCCACGGCGTCGGGCTCGCTCATGAACATGTTCAGCTCCGCCAACCACTCCTCCCACGGCGTGCTCATCAGCGGGTAGGGCTCGACCGCGCCGGAGGCGTAGGGGTCCTTGCCCAACCAGCGGATGTCCGCGGGCAGGAGCGGGTCAACCGCGTCCGCGAGGTCCTGGACCTTCTCCAGCACGGAGACGTAGGCGTGGAAGTTGGCCGACACTTGGCGGTACACGCCCTGCTCGACCCCGACCGCGCGGGCCACGAACTCATGGAGGTAGCTGAAGTGAACGGCGTTCGCACCGTAGGCCCCCCAGATGATGTCGTTGGAGCGGTTCGTCACGGTCATGTCCAGCCGCCCGTCGCAGGCGATCTGGAAGATGACCTGAAGGTTGCACGGGAGGTCTTTGCCCTGGCGGCCCAAGTCGGCTTCGGCGTCCCACATCGACAGGACCTGGCGGCGGTCATCCGGGTTCGCCTGAAGCGCGCGGACGATCTTGGGCAACTGGTCCTCGAAGAAGTGCCGCCGCCAACGGAACCCGTAGGCCCCGTGGAACGTCACCCCGTCATCGGAATAGTTGCGCATGTTCTCCACGTACCGGGCGACCGATTCCACGTCATTGCGACCGTCCAGCATCCAGAGGCTTTCGATCAGGTGGAAGAACGGGTTGGCGTCGCGCTCCGCCCAGTACAGGACGCGCTCCGCGGGGCGGGCGTACACGGTCGTGACCGGCTCCGGGAACATGATCACGGGACCGTTGCGGGACTCGCGGCGAACGCCGGAGCCCCGGAGGGCGTCCAGCGCGGTCGGGAGCGCCTGCTGGACGTTGCGTGCTTTGATAACGATCATTGTTGCGTCTCCTTCAAACCGTCGCTGCGACCGCGGGCGGAAGGCCCAGGGACTTGTTCAGGTCCTTGATCGGAAGGGCGATGGCCCGGGACGGCGATTCAACCGCGAAGGGGCGGGCGAACTGCTCGACCTCCGGCCAGACCTCAATCAGCTTCTTGACTGTAGTCACGCTCCCCAGGACGGCCTCAGCGGAGGACTTCGCCTTGGACTTCTCCGCGTCCAGATCGTCCTGGGCCTTCTTCCAGGCGTCATAGCGGGCGGTCAGGGGGTGCTTGGCGTCATAGACCCGGGCGGCGCTGTACTCGTGGGACTTGGCGATGCGGCGGCGCTCCCCGAAGTACACGTGCGTGAAGCGTTGGCCCTCGAACTGGACCTTGACGTCACTGTCGGTGGGCAAGAAGCCGTCCGGCAGCGCGGCCATCTGCTTGCGGAGCGGTTCCGGGTAGATGTCGTTGTACACGGCGTCCCCCAGGGCAAACTTCTCCGCCTCCAGGGCCTTCTCGCGGGCCTCGAAGGCGTGTTTCAGAACCGCGGCCAGTATTTGCTCGCGGATGAATTTGGTCAGACGTACTGCCATGATGATTCTCCTTTTCGGGGTTGGGCTCAGGCGAGGGTGGTGGCGTTGCGCCAATCGTACTTCGAGCGCATCTTGCCCTCGCCCAGACGGACGCGCTCATACTTGTCAAACTCGCAGAGCGAGTGTTCAATGTCCCGCATCTCGAAGCGGTTGGGCCGGTCTAGTTGGTCCGACCCCGGAAGGGCGCGCGGGACCGGCCCGAAGGTCCGGTTGAACCCCGGCTCATCGAGCCGGTTGAGCGCGAGCATCAGCTGGCGCATCTCACCGTTGGTCTGCTCCGGCTTGGGCTTCGCTCCCAGTTCCCGCCCGTACAGGCGATTGAGGCCGCGGATCGCCCCGGGGCCGGCATTGGCCCACGTGTAGATGTCCGGGGCGCTGCGCAGGTAGCGGGTGTGGCGGAGGTCGGTCACCACTTCATAGGCCATGAACGGCCCCCAGCCCACATAGCGCGGGTCCTGGAACAGCCTCCACGCGCCTTCGAGGGTCTGGCCGGGCTTCTCCAGTTCCGCGGCGAACCGCTCGCGGTCCTCCCAGAGACGGCCCAGGACAATCTCCGCGATGTACTTGTGTTTGCTCCAGCTGTACCAGTGCTTGGTCGGGTCGGACTCCGCGCGGATCATGTACGCGCCGGTGTAAACCTTCTCACCCGACTTCGCCAGGTTGGTCAAGGCCCAGGTCAGGGTCGAAGCGTCGAACCCCGCGCCGTTCTCCGCCAAGAAGGCTTCCCCGCACCCGAAGTTCGGATGCGACGGCCAGGCCGGCACGTTCTCCTCCTGGGCCAGGTTGATCAAGTGCGCGAGGGTCGGGTGCCAGTTGATGTAGCGGGCGATGGCGAGCATGAACCAGAGGTGTTCGTGATCGGCGAACGGCTTGCGGATGTTCTCCTCAACCCAGATCGTGACCGTGTCCAGCTCCCGGAAGATGTTACAAAAGCGACCCCCGCCCAGGACAGGGTCCGCGGTCCAGGGGCCGGGCTTCCCGGCCTTGCGGTCCAGGTAGATGTCGTGGCGGGCCTTCATGAAGGCCGCGATGTCGTTGATACGCGGGGTCATCACTTCGCCTCCTCCAGGATCGCCTTCAGGTCCTTCCAGGCGGTTTGCCAATGGAGGTCGCGCACCTGCTCGCCGTCCGCCAGGGCCTTCTCGCGGACCCGGGCGATGGTCTTGTGCTTCGCCGCCACCTGATCCTCCTTGATAGGCTTGCCGCCGTTGCGCTCCTGAATACGCTTCAGGCAGACCTCCAGGGGCGTGTCCAGGAAGGCCCAGATCATGCCGCCGTTCGCCTTCGACCACTCCTGCCACGGACCGTAGATGGTGCTGACCACTACGCCCTCGAACAGGACCGCGCGGACGGCGGTGTTGGAGGCGGCGAACTCGATGACGGCCTTGGCTGCGGCCTGGGTCTTGATCCGATCCAGCCCCGCGGTGGTCGCCCCCGCGGCGGCGGGCGTATAGTCCCCGATGATGGCGAACCCTTCGGGCGTGTAGGTGATCGGGATGGGCTTGTGGTCGGGCACGGAGCCCTCGACTACCGTGACTCCCTCCCCGCGCCCAAGGCAGCGGAGGAGGGTTGTTTTGCCGGAGCCGTTACAGCCCCGGACGTTGATGAGTTTGGTCACTTGTATTCTCCTTTTCGTTGGTTCTTCAGTCGATGATCTTGACGGGGATTCCCTTGAACTTCGGGCCGTCGCCTTCGTCCTTCGCGTCCGGCCCCACGGCGTTCTTGAAGTGGGCGGTGCGCAGGGCCTTCGCCGCGCCGAACAGCTCCGATCCGCAACGGGGCTTTCCATCGTTGTCGTCGGCGCAGTGGAGACAGCCCGTGGGGGCGCACTCCTGGACTTCGCGGAACTGGTCATTGAGGTCGGTGCGGGTGAACATCGGAACGCGCTGCCCGTGGCACTGATCGGCGGTCGTGTACTCCCGACCAACCGACAGCCAGGACGGCTCGCCCGGGGCCGTTCCGCGGCGGTACTCATAGCACGTCGCGTAGGTCATGCCCAGCTCCGTCGCCCAAGCCCGGTACAGCTCGTGGGCCTCCCGGCGGTACTCCCAGGCGATGGTCCGCTGGGCTCCGGCCTGATTCTCCGTGAACAGCTCGATGAACTTGTTGGCGCGCTCCGGCCCGAACCGCTTGAGCAGGCGCTCATTCATCGCCGGAGCCCAGCTGTACCCGGCTTCCACGAACTTGACGATCACGTGGTTGTTCCCGGCTTCGGCCAGGCGCTCGAACAGCAGGCGGATGTCGTCGTGCGAGACGATACCGGGCACCACGGGGTTGACCTGGATGGACGTGTAGATGCCTTGGCGGCGCAATTCGCGGACTTCCTCGATATGGTCCGTGAGGCTGATCGCTCCCGGGGACAGGCGCTTGAAGTCCTCATCCACGCCCGTGTTGAGCGACTTCTGGGCGTAGCTGTAGCGGTTCTGTTTCAGCACGTCGAAGGCCCAGCCGGGGTAGGCCAGGCGGCTCAGGAAGAACACCGGGAGGCCCAGATCAGTGAACGCCCGCGCGCCGTCTTGCGTGTTGTGGTAAATGTCCTCAATCGGCAAGAAGGGGTCCGTGAAGCTGGAGAAGTAGCCCGCGGTGGACGTGCGGACCTTCGACAGCTGCTTGCGGACCTGCTCGCCGTAGTTCATCGGCACGCTGATCAGGCCGGTTCCGCGATAGCCGCGGAAGCCGCTGTTGATGTAGCAGAACGCGCAGCCCACCGTACAATATCCGCCGTAGGGCTCCGTGAGGATCGCTTCGCTGAAGCAAGGCCGGGGCCGGGAGCCCTTCTTGTCGTTGTGCTTGTCCTGATACCAGCCCTGGAGGGGCTTGGCGTTCGGGATGCGGAGGTGGGGGACGTAGGTGACGCCGTCAAAGCCAAGGTACACCTTGACCTCGCGCATCTGGTCCTCCGGGGCGTTGCGGATCATTCCGACCTTCGCCATGCGGAAGCGGGCGACCTTGCCGGTGAGCTCATCGAACTCCTCCTCAATCGGTCCCAGGAACTCGCGCTGCGACGGATCGGGGCGCATGAAATAGCGGTAGGCTTCCTGGGCGGCTTCGCCAGTGTCGCCTTCCAGCCACTGTTTGTGATCGAATTCAGATTGCATCGGGGTTTCCTCCAGTTATGTGAAAAAGTCTAGCCGGGAATGCCGAAGAAGTAAAGCAGAAGAACTTGCCTCACTCTCCGATATTCCAAAATACAATGGGACGCGGATGGACCGCCGCGAGGTTCTGGGGGTCGCTCAACCACTTCCACGCCTTCAGGTCATAGAACGGATTGCACGGGAACGGAGCCGCCACGCCCCGGGCCGCGTCCGCGTAGCCGTAGCCCTCGTCAATGAACTTGATCCGGTCGCCCAGGGACAGCCCGCTCACCTTCTCGATGTACTCCCGGGTGGCGTCCTGGCTCCGGGAGTAACCCATATGGAGGATGACGTTGTAGTTGTCCAGGAGCCCGGCTTGGGCGAAGCCCAGGAGGACCCCGGCGGCGACCGTCCCGGAACTGATGCTGATGACCAGCGTCCCGGACGGCGGGAGGTGCGGCGCGGTGCGCACGGCCTCCGCGGCGTTCTCCGTGACGGACTCCGGCAGCTTCAGCGCGTTGGGCATGAGGTAGGACCCCGCCGGGTGGGCGGAGGCCAACTGCTTGCGAGCGGTGTGGTACAGGATCGCGGAGCGACCGGCCTGAAGGTCCACAAGGGTCGCGCCCAGCTCCGCGGCTTGCTGCTGCTGGAAGCGGGGAGCCGGTCCGCCGGTGTAGTTGTCCGCCTTGAACCGGGGCCAGAAGTTCACGCACTGCTTTCCCAGCTCCCGGCAGACGTAGGCGACCGCCCAACCGGCCTTCGAGTGGTAGGTGTCCAGAACTCCGATGACGGACTCAGGACGGTTCTGGATATGGGCGACCACTCCGCGAATCTTGCTGAAGGACGGCCCGGGGAACGGGCAGCACAGGTCCTCGCGCTTGACCAGGATCGGGACCCCGTTCAACTCATGAACTTCGAGGGGTGTGTTGTTGACGATCATTGCTTGTTCTCCTTCGGGAGACGGCCCAAGAGCCGGTAGGTTTGGCGGAAGCGCATGCGCTCCGGGTACATGACGCGCCCGCACTTCGAGCAGGTGAGCGCGCCGGTCAGGAAGCGATTGCGGCCCGCTTCCCAGCGGTGGAGACAGAAGCCCTGATTGGCCCCGCGGAGCCAATACAGGAACCCCGCGACCGCGGCCAAGACGTTGATCCAGGCCCACCAGCTCATGATTGCGGCTCCTTCGGCATGTGGCGGTAGAACTTCGCCGCCGCCGGGGAGAAGTTGACCCAGGGCTTGAGACCTTCGTTGATCTCACGGATGTCGTTGTACAACGGATAGTGGCCGTTCATGTGGGACTTCCACTTACACAGGACCGTCTCGACCTCCTGGATGTTGATGGGGCGGTCGCCCAGGGGAGGGGCGGTGAGGTCCGCGAATTGCTTGATCAGGTACTCCGTGACCCCGCTCAGGATCGCCTCGCGCTTGGGCTTCGCGCCCTCCGGGTACTTGTGGGCCTCGCGCTGCTCCCAAAGCATCATCGCCGCCTTCTCCGGGTCCTTGAACATGAACACGGCGGCTTGGTCGAAGTCCACGGGGACCTCCATGACCCGGTCAATCATATCGGCGCACTTGAACCCGATCCACGGCCCAAAGCCGCGGTGCTCCTGGGCGCGCGCCGACACCACCTTGAACGGGAGGCGGTCGCCTTCGTCCCAGCGCGCGCCGATGTACAGCACCATGTTCTCCGGGTTGTCCCGGTAACGGTCGCAAAGGGCCGCAACGGACTCGGTGGCGTTCTTCGCCCGGAAGTGACGGCGCTCATGACCGCGAGCCCAGCGACCTCCAACGGGGGTTTCCTGCTCGTTGATCGCCGCGACCATCATCCAGTTCCAGAAGTCCGGGCCGGTCTTTTCGCTCATGAAGGAGGCGACCCCGGCGTTGTAGTAGCACCAATATGCGACCATCCAGCGGCAAAGCTGCGGCACGTCGAAGTCGCCGGACCGCTCCGCCGCGACCAGGGCCGTGTAGATCGGGTCCAGATCGCCGGACTGGATGAGTTGACGGCCAAAGTCCTCAATGGCCAAGCGTGGGTAGTTTCTCATGATACAAGTCTCCCGCCGGGACCCGAAGGCCCCGGCGCAATTGAGTTTCAGACATCCAGACGCTGCTGGCGGGCGTCAACCTTCGAGGCGGACTTCAGGGGGCGGTGCGGCAGGACGCTGAAGCCCTCCGGGACCACGATGAAGAACCGCTCCGTGCCGTCCGCGTCGAACTGGCTGCGCACGCCGTAGCCCTTCTGCTTCATGTCCCAGCCGAAGCCGGAGCGCACGGTGGCTTCGGTCCAGGGCTTCTTGCCGCCACTCAGGGCCTCGATCAGCTCCGCCATCGTCGCGCCGTTCGGACGGGCCAGCATGTCCAGGAGGATGGCCTGCTTGGAGCCCTCGCGGCAGGGCACGGTCCGACCGCCCGGGGGCAGGAGGTTGGTGCCCTTGCGAGCGCGCGGGGACTTCTCCGCCTTGGGCTGGGCCGGGGCAGCTGCCTTCGCCTTCGGGGCTTCGGCCTTGCGGCCCGCGTCGATCTGGTCGAACACCACGTTGACGCCCTTCTCTGTGAGCCAGACGGTGTTGAACTTGTTGCCGTTCACGCCTTCGTTGTCGCTGTACACCAGGCCCTTGCTTTCCAGGGAACCGATCAGGGCGGCGACGGCTTGGTCATTCCAGCCCAGGGCTTTCTTGAAGGCGGCGTGGTCGCCGTTGCTGAAGTTGTCGGACAGCTGGGACTCGCGGTTGTCGTAGTTCAGGCAGGTCTGGAGGGCAATGAATTCCGCGTCCGTGACGTTGACGGGTTCTTCCTTCTCCGCCTGGGTCTCAGCGAACCGCTGGAGCAGCTTCCAGGTGCGGGTGACGGCAGTGGTCTTGTCCGCGAAGCGGCGAACCTGGGGGACATGATCATCGCTGCCCCCGCGGAGTTCCGTCATCAGGTCGTTGTACAGGGAAACAAGGGCCGGGCCGGACAGGTCTTTCAGGCTGGCTTCGGTGTGGGTGTTGCCGTCGAAGGTTATCTTGGTCATGTTGGTGCTCCTTTTCTGAGGTTGAGATCAGGTCTTTTGTTCGACCGTGAGAAGAAGTATAGAACCAACCGCCGAAGAAGTAAAGTGGGTTGGGCAAATTATTTTACAAGCCTGGCCGATCCACCAACCGGCCTCCCGCGCCGGAACGCGGGAGGGGCGGCAGGGGCTCCCGCGGGTCCGTGTTGGGACCCGGGGCCTGGCCAGTAAGCAAGGGCCTGTTAATCGAAGGCGTCATCCCAGGAGCCCTCCACCGCTCCCTTGCTGTAGTCGGTCGCGCGGTTCTCGAAGAAGTTGGTGTGCTCCTTCCCGAACACGATCACGTCCACCCAGGGGAGCGGGTTGATGTGGGCTCCGAACAGGGCCGGTTCTCCCAGTTGGCTCAGGCGAACGTCCGCGATGTAGCGGATGTACTGCTTCACCTCCTGGGCGTCCAGGCCCTCGACTCCGCCGCCGGAGTAAGCGAGGTCAATGAAACGGTCCTCCAGCTCGACCATTTGTTGGGCCGTCTCCCGGATCGCGGCGGACAGGGCCTTGCGGTCGATAACCGCCGCCCGCTCCTCCAGCAACTCGTGGTACACCAGCATCATGCTGTCCACGTGGTGCGTTTCGTCGCGGATGGACCAACTGATCATCTGGCCCATGCCGCGCATCTTTCCGAAGCGGGTGAAGTTGAGGAGCATCACGAAGGAGGCGAACAGCTGAAGGCCCTCCCCGAAGGCGCTGAACACCGCGATGTCCAATGGAAGCCCAAGGGCTCCCGTGCGCTCCTCGAACAGGTACTCATGCTTGTCCTTCATGGCTTGGTAGTCCATAAAGGTGCTGTACTCAACTTCCGGGATTCCCAGCTCATCAATCAGCGTGGAGTAGGCTTGGATGTGGACGGCCTCCCGGGCGGCGATGGAGCTCATCATCATCCGCAGCTCCGGCGGGCGGAACAGGGGCATGTAGCGTTCGATGTAACCCGCGCTCACGTCCACGTCCGCCTGCGTGAAGAAGCGGAAAATCTGGGTCAGCAGCTCCTTCTCCGCCGGGGTCAGGATCGTTTTCCAGTCCTTGATATCGTCGCCCAGGGGAACCTCCCGGGCCAGCCAGTGCATCTGCTCGCTGGCCACGAAGGCTTCATAGGCCCAGGGATACCAGAAGGGCTTGTAGGCGGCGCGTTTGTTGAAGAGGGACTTGGTCATGATCATCCCTCGCACGCTGTACATTCGCCGTCATCCAGCGAGCAGACCGGGGCCGCGGGCGTCTCCTCCTTCAGAATCTCCGGCATCACGCCCACGGAGGTGGACTTGACCGATGAGCTGCGGAGGTAGTACAGGGACTTCAGGCCGGATTCCCAGGCGCTGAAGTGGACCTGGTGGAGCAGCTTGGCGGAGACGTTCGCCGGGAGGAACAGATTGACGGACTGGGCTTGACAAATAAACGGCTGACGCTCCGCGGCGAGACGGATCAGCACGTTGGGGTCAACCTCCGCCGCTGTCTCGAACACCCGCTTGTCGTGGGCGCTCAGGCCGTCGATACCCTGGACGGAACCGGAAGCGAGGATGATGGAGCGCCAGACCTCCGGCGTATCCAGGCCCAGCTCGCGGAGCCGGGCGGCCAGGGCCGGGTTGCGGACTTCGTGGGAGCCGCTTTTGGTCTTTTGGGTGAAGGCGTTGGCCGCCAGGGGCTCGATGGAGGGGGAAACCCCGCCGCAAATGATGGAGGACGATGCGTTGGGCGCGATGGCCAGGAGGTGAGCGTTGCGCAATCCGGTCCCCTTCATGTCCTCCGGTTCGCCGCGTTCCTGGGCGAGACGGCGGGAGGCGTTCAGGGCCAAGCTGCGCAGGTCGCGGTAGAACTCGCGGTTGAACTGGGCGGCTTCGTCGCTGTCCATGGTCCAGCTCCGCTGCTGGAAGTAGGTGTGGAGCCCAAGCGTGCCCAAGCCAATCGACCGCTCCGCCCGAACGGAGGCGACGGCCCGCCACATCGCTTCCGGGGCGTTCTCTGCGAACACGTCCAGGGCGTTGTCCAGCATCGTGATCAGGTCGTCAATGAACTGCTCGCGGTGAGGGGCCCACTCATCGTACCGGGCCACGTTCACGGAGGACAAGCAGCAGACCGCGGTGCGGTCGGGCGAGGTCGGGAGCGTGATTTCAGTACAAAGGTTGGAGTGGTGGACGCGGAGGCCCTTGGCCTTCAACGTCTCCGGCAAGGCCCGGTTCGCGGCATCGACAAAGAACAAATAGGGCTCGCCCAGCTTCGCGCGTTGCTGGAGCATCTGTATCCAGAGCGCCCGGGCCTTGACGGTTTCCGCGATCCGACCCGAATGCGGGTCAACCAGCTCCCAGTCGGCGTCCTCCCGAACGGCAACCATGAAGTCATCGGTGATGACCACGCCGTGGTGAAGGTTCTCATTCTTGCGGTGAACGTCGCCGCCGGTACTGGAGCGCATGTTGATGAACTCGACAATCTCCGGGTGGCTCACGTCCAGATAGGTCGCCGCGGCTCCGCGCCGGGTTGAGCCCTGATGGTAGGCGAGCACCTGGGAGTCCTGGACGTGCATGAAGCTCATCACGCCCGGGGTGTCCACGCCTTTGCTGGTAACCTCGCCCACGGAGCGGACCGCGCCCCAGTAAGTGCCGATGCCGCCGCCGTTGGTGCTCAAGAAGGCGTTTTCACGGAAGTTCTCCGCGAGGCCGTGGATGGAGTCATCCACGTAGTTGAGGAAGCAGCTGATGGGAAGGCCCCGATTGGTCCCGCCGTTGGCGAGGAGGGGCGTGGCGAAGGCGAACCATTGCCGCGAAGCGTAGTCATACAGCCGCTGGGCAAGGGCCGGATCGCCGCCGGAGAAAGCCCGGGCGGCGCGGGCGAAGGCGTTTTGATAGTCCTCCCCCGGCAAGCAATATTGTTTCTGAAGGGTTGTTTTCCCAAACTCCGTGAGCAGTGAATCCCGCTCCGGCGCAAGAGTTAATTTCATATCTCGTCACTCCGAAGGTGTATAATTCGAGGAAGGGCACGAAAGGTAATTCTAGCCCCGACCTCAACGGGAGGCTACATCATAACGATGTCAACGCGCTCCGCGGCCCGCGTTATGGCGGTGTAAAGCCATTCCTTGCGGTCCCTCCCGTACCATTCATCAAATAGCAGCACGTTGTTCCACTGCGAGCCCTGGGACTTATGAACCGTCAGGGCATAGCCATAGTCGAACTCCTCCGCATCCTTTCTTGCCCAATACTCCGGCTTGCCTCCGTGGAAGTAATCCGGGTGGGCGCTCACCTCGACCTTGACGCCGTCCTCGCTTTCGATGTTCAGCAGGGCGTGGTCGCCGTCGAAGATCGCGTCAGCCCGCGCCTTCCACAACTGGCCGTTGAGCAGGCCGATGTCGTGATTGTTGCGCAGGCAGACCAGTTTGTCCCCTTCCTGGGGCAGGGCGTTCGTCCGGCCCAGGAGTTCCCGCGCGCGGTTGTTACTGCTGATTCTCGTGGCGTTCCTGCCCACTAGCAGCTGGTCCGTGGACAGTACCATGTCCCGCAGGTCCTCCTTGGGCAAGCGGGCCAGAGGAATGACGCGGCTTGAGCCGTAGTCGCCGGGGCGAAGCACGCGACCTTCGCGGACCTCCTTGGACATCCAGATGATCGGGTTGTCCTGGGCCTGTCGGTGAATCTCGGTGAGCAGGATGTCGGGCTTGGAGGTGAAGAAGGGCCTGCCCTGGACCGGGGGCAACTGGCCCGGATCGCCCAAGGCGAGGATCGGGCAACCGAAGCTCAACAGGTCCTCCCCCATCTGCTCGTCAATCATGGAGTATTCATCGACAACCAGCAGGGCGGCGTCGTACAGCGGCGACTCGGTGTTGAGCTGGAACATCGGGCGCGCGAGGTTCGTGCGCTCCTGGTGAATGGCCTTCTCGACCTTCTCCAGCAGCACCTTCGGAACCGGCGAGTGCGTCAACAACTTGGCGCGCTCCGCTTCGAGGTCCTTCAGCCGCTGCTGGGACTTGTCCTTGGGGGTGTAGATCAACTTGTGGATGGTGCTCACGTTCACCGCCCCCGACTTCGTGAGGACGTGAGCGGCCTTGCCGGTGTAGGCGGCGAAGTACACGGGACCGTTGACGGTCGCGGCGAGGTGCTTGGCCAGGGTGGTCTTGCCGGTTCCGGCATACCCGGCGAGTTGGAACGCGGGCTTGTCGCGCTCCTTCAGCCAGCGCCCAACCCGGTCCAGGGCCTGCTGCTGTTGGGGACTCCAATTGGACATATCATTCTCCGTTTCTGAAAAAGAGGGGGCCGCGGAGGCCCCCGAAGTTCACGGCCCAGAAGGACCCCCGAATCAGAACACCGGCTTGCCGCCCGCCGCGCCCTGGGCTTCTTCGTCGCCGCTGCCCGGAGTCTGGGACTCATAGGCGGCGCGCGCCTTGCCGGCCTCGATCAGCTGCTTGATGCCGACAGCGGCCTGGAACACGGGATGGTCCGGGAGCAGGCGCGCTTCGACCGCGTTGGCCCCGTCAAAGGCGATGTCCCAGTTGAAGTACTGACCCTTGTTGTTCTTCTCGCTCACGGTCTTGAGGCGGTAGCGATGGGCGAACAACGGAGCCGGGATGCGGCGACCGTCCGGCAGCGGAATCTGGATGGTCTTGGCCTTGGTCATCCAGCCCTTGTACTTCTTGATCTTCGAGGAGCTGAAGGCCAGGACCGCTTCGCAGCTGTTGTCGTCGCCGTCGATGGCGATGCCGTACACATAGAACGTCTCGATCAGCTCATTGCCGTCCGGCGTCGTGTAGTTGCCGAAGTCCTGCGTGGCGACGCAAGCGCGCACCAGTTCGCTGTCCACTTCGTGAATACCCACGAAGCCGCCGCCCGCGTCGCGGGGCTTCCACTCCACGTACACGTGCTGGGTGGTGGCGGGGACGAACGCAATGCCGGTCTTGCCCTCGAAAATCTCACCCGTGACGGTGTTGATGATCATCCCCTGGCGCAGCGCGTCGTTCTCCTGAATCTGCGGGCTCAGGGCCTGGAGAATCTGGAGGAAGGGAATGGCGTAGTCATCGCTGGTCTGGTTCTCGAACCCCGCGCCGGCATAGTCGGCATATGCGCCGTATTCCGCCAAGGCGGTGTTCTGGTCCTTCACAGCAACTTCGTTTTTAGCTTCGGTCTTGGCCATGGTATGGCTCCTTTCAATAATGATGAGCGGGTCAACAAAGGCCCCCGGTCGATAGCCTGCGCCGTACTCTCCGGCTGTCCCACGCTTAACCTGGTGGCGGTATTCTGGTGGAGGAGGAACCGGGCTGGGTGCTCCTGGATCGGGGCGGCGGTGAGCCCGACATCCCCTGGGTTTCCCTGACTAGGCACCGGCCCTCCCCCGTTGATCATGTCTCGATCTTCGAGACGCGCTGGCGGTGAACGCCGAACAGGTCCAGCGGGACTTCTTCGCCGTCGCGCAGCTTCTCGCGCACGAAGGCCGCGAGGGTGGACGGGTGGACGCTGGCGTTGTCCTCGACATTGAACTCACCGGCCAGCTTCTCGCGCAGCTCATCGGCGCGTTCGTCCTCGCCCTTGCCGAAGGCGACCTGGACCACGCGCTTAATCATCGCGGCGTGACCGTTGGCCTTGAGCCAGGCGAAGGCGAGCGGGGCCTTGGCCTTCGGAATGCTGGCGCGGATGGTCTCGTCAATCTTGATCTTCAGGCCGGTGGCGGTCTTGAACTCCGCCATGCCGATCTGGTCCATGAGTTCGGGCACCTGGCGTTCGGCCAGGTCGCGGTACTCCTCGCGCGCCTTGTTCAGTTGCGCTTCGAGTTCGGCCACGCGGGCCGCGGCGGAGGCCTGCTGCTCCGCGAGGGATTGGAGTTGGGAAAGCTCGCCGCCGGAGGTCGCTGGCGGCTGGACATAATCCAAATAGGATGCGTTTGGGTCGTTTGACATATTGTTCACCTTTTCTGTATGTTCGAGGGTCGCCCCGCATTCGGAGGGGACGGAAGAAGTATAGCCCTAATCCGCCGAAGAAGTAAAGAGCCCGGGAGCATTCACCTGAATATATCGTTGGTCCTTCCCGCTCCATTGGAGAAGCGAGACGTCACCCCCATTGGACTCCGCGGCGAGCGCGACGGCGAACCCGATCAGGACCGGGTTGCCCACTAGCAGCAGGTGATCGTCGGGGCCGAAGTCCGCCAGCTTCTCCCGCAGCTCCTCAATCACGGGCTCCGGGCGGAAGGGGGCCGCGGTCGGGCTCAGCAGATAGACCAGCTCACCGAACTGTTGGGCGGGGGTCAGATCGAACTTGGGCTCAAAGCGGCCCGCGTCCCGATTCCAGCGGTGCTGATTCTGTACGACAAATACACGATTCTTTCTCATAACCATTCCTTCAGGCGGTCACCAGTGATCTGGCTCGCCACGTTGAATTTGTTTCTCAAGGCTTCGACCACCTTCTCATCCACCGTGTCCTCCGCCACCAGGTCGATATACAGCACGCTGTTGTCCTGTCCGATCCGGTGCGCGCGGTCCTCCGATTGGAGGCGGTCGATCAGCTTGAAGCTGTTGGAATAATAGATGACTGTCTTGGCTGCGGTCAAGGTCAAACCCGTCGCACCCGCCGCCGGATTGCCCACGAACACCTGCGCCTGCTCCTCCGGCGGGATCGTCTCGCGCCCAACCACCTGGCCGCGGTCGTACAGCGCGCGCTCGCCCTGGAACAGGGCCTTGGCCTCCGCGCGTTCGTCGTCGTTGACCAGCCCATCGTACCGGACGGCCTTGATGCCGCGCTTCTTCAGCTCCGCGAGGATGAGCGTGATGTCCATCTGGAACCGAGCCCAAACAATCGTCTTTTGCTGCTGTTCTTCGATCAGATCGCACAGGAGGTCCAGGCGGCGATTCGCGCCGGGAATGACGTACAGCGGCTCATCCTCATCGTCGGTCGGGAGGTAGCCGCAGGTGATCTGCTGGAGACGGAGAAGCCGGGTGATGGCCAGGGCCGCGATCACCGGCGTGTCGCCGTCCAGGCCCAGGTCCTCGACCCCGGAGCAGTCCGGGCACGGGTATATGAACCCCTCCAGCTCAATCTCATGCTTGCCCAAGCAGGTCGGGCAGGCGTCCGGGCGCGGGGCGGCTTCGACCTCCGCGGCCTCCTTCTCCAGGCCCCCCAGCTCCAGCCAGACGATGTACTCATCACGCAGCTGCTTGTACAGCTTCGCCTGCTCCGCGGTCATGCTGAAGAACCGCTTGCTGTACAGCTTGGGCGGGAGGTCCAGCACGTCCTCCTTCGTGACGCGGGAGGAGACGGGCTGAAGAAGCGCATTGAGTTCGTCCAGGCGGCGATAGCCCTTGAGCACGTCCACCTTCGCGCCTTCGCAGTTCTCCCAGCGTTTGGTCTTGGGGTTGAAGGCGCGCTTGACGTTCGGGTTCCAGACCTTCTCGAACACGCCAAAGTGGGTCTTGAACTCCGTGAACGTGGACAGCTCCGCCTGCTTCCAGTAGTCCTCGACCAAGAACTTGATCTGGCTGTAGGCGTCGAACGGCCCCTGCGCAATCGGCGTTCCGGTCAGGATGCGACGGAACGGCGCATATTTGGCGGAGCGGAGGATGGACTTGGTGCGCTCCGCGTCGGGGGACTTGATGTAGTGGGCTTCGTCCAGGACGTACAGAAGGCGGCGACGGTCGAAGAAGTCAATCAGCGCGCGCTTGCCGGCGGCGGTGACGAAGGCGTCATAGCTGATCGTGAGCCAGGCGAAGCCCTTGTGCTCAATCGTCGCCTTGACGGCCTGCTTGTGCCACTTCGTGTTTGCCTTCGGCGACTGGTAGTGGAAGGCCCGGATATGCCGCATGATCGGGTCCGGGACGTGATCGGGTATTTCCTTCTCAACCCAGTTGCGGTGAACCCCGTTCGGGGCGACCACCAGAACCCCGTCGATGAGGCCCCGCATCCACAGCCAGCAGGCCGTGTCGATGGTCAGCTTGGACTTGCCGGTGCCCTGCTCCCAGAAGATCGCGCGGGCTTCTTCTTCGCGGGACCGCTCCCACTCCTCGCGCTGGTGGTTGAAGGGGTTGGTCTTGAACTCATAAAGTACGCCCGGGGCGACTTCGTATGACGGCTGGCTCATAGTGGCTCCATTTCTGATTAGTGACTCCCGCATATTTTAGCCGCGGACCGCCCAGAAGGCGAGCGCGGAAGCGTGGGCGCTTAGGTTCCCAGCGGTCGGCTTAGGTTCGGCGTGCGAAGAAGTCTGAAGCCAGGCTGCTGAAAACTCCATATAAATCCTATATTTATAGATAGATAGATAGATAGATACTTAACTTACTTAACTTACTTACCTCAGACGGCTGGCCGGGGCTCCGCCGGTCGGTTCACCGCAGGTCACTCGCCTCCCTGGGCGATTTATCGGGAGAACTTCGCCGGAACCCGAGAAAGTGAAGTAACCTAAGCGAACGGCCCGGAAGCCCTTGATTTTACTGGGCCTTTCCTGCGCTTGGGTTATATACTTCTTCAGGTGCGAAGGTAAGTAACCTAAGCGCATTCTCATCGCGTGAACCACTCCTTGATCCCGATTCCGACCAGAGAAACCAGGCCCGTCAGGAAGATGCCCAACAGGGCGAGCATCCCCTTGCTGCGCAGGTCCTCGCCCGCGCGCCGCCACTGCCGGAGGTGCTGGAAGTCGCGTTGCATCTGGATCGGGTCCCGGGCGTCCACTCCAAGCTGGATCAGGGTTTGCTTCACGGTCTCAGAAACGATCCGGGCCAACTCCTCCCGGCCCGGGGTCGCCTCCAGGACGGCGGCGCGCGCCGCCTTCGTCGCCGCCTCCGTGGCTAT